TTATGAACCAATTTTGTACAGTAAACTCGGTAGATTTTTCTTCTGGTGAAGAAGGTGATCGTAGATCTTAAGAGTAGTAGTTGTGCTTTCATGCCCCAGCTTTGCACTAACCACTCTGGGGTCAACTTGGTTCAGCAAAAAAGTTGCGCACGTGTGCCTAAGGTCATGGATCCTGTAACCACCGCACACCTTTTTCCACCAGTCCCTGCGCAAATTGCTTGGGTGCAATCTGGAACCGTGCAAAGACTTGCACAGAGGCTCCCTAGGAAGGCCCTTAAAATCGTTTAATAGCCTGTTTAATGGTGCAGATAAGGGCAATACCCTATTTGAGCGAGAAGTCTTAACTGGAGTGATTTTAGGGCCTTTATTATTGGGTGCATAAGATTTGCATATTTTTATGCTCTCTCCGTCCCAGTCTTCCCAGTTCAGTGCTAAGACCTCACCAAGTCTTGCACCTGTATCCAGTAGGATACACAGAAGTAAATAGTAATTTGGGTAATCCTTCTGCGTTCTATGTAGGAGTTCTTGCACCTGCTGTTCAGAAAGTGCAGTTCCCTTCTTGTGCTTATACGCAGTCCTTACATTTGGTGGAAATGGTATCTCTGCAAATTTACAAAGTACTTTTAACCTCTTTAATGCCCTACTGCTCTTCGCAGCAGTGTATCTACATTGTATATCCTCGATAATGCGCATGATGTTATCACGGCTTGTTTCTAGGCTTTTCATGCACATTCGCAGTGATGCAATTTCCTGCTGATACCGCACTAATGTTCTTTCCCGCACCTTTAATGTTCCTAGATACTGCGTAAGGATAGTACTAAAATCTGATACTACTGGTGCACTAATTACAGAAGGCCGGGCTGTTGGCTTGAATGCCACAGCCTCGGCCTTGGATTTAAAATACTTGACTAAGGTTTTACCTGATTGCTTCCATGAACATGCCCAACAAAACCTGCTTTTTTGAAAATACACACTTGGCATGATGCACCTCCTTGCGGGGGCGCACATAGTCAAAGGTCGATTCTCATGCAAGTCCCATTCTGGTAAAATCCAAACTTCTCGTAAAAGCTTGTTAGTGCAGAATCGCAGTCTAGGATTACCTTGAAACATCCTCTAATTTGAGCAATTGTAAGGCAGTACCGCACAAGCTCTTTTGCTATACCCTTACCCCGAAACTCTGGCAAAACTGCAACATCGTCTATGATTGCGTAAGGGTAACGAAATTGCAATTTATCCAGTATATACAGGGTTGCAGTACCTACTGGCACTCCATCCTCCAACCAGACAAAAGTGGGAGAGCAACCACCATAGTTTCTCTCCCGCAATATGTTTTCCCGCTCTTTGCAATTAGTGTAAACAGGTCCTAATTGCTCCAAGAGCTTGTCGTAAGATTCAAGATCACATTGGTCCAGCCGTCTGATTTTTGCAAGATTGAACAAATTCTGCCTCCCTTACAATCAACTCCTTGATGTACCCTGTGTTAGGAAGCATTTCCACCAAGCAAATCCTTTCATGAGGTTTGAACTTTGGAGCATCTGAATAGGACACGTAGTGCGCTATCTTTGCACCTGTCACACCCAGTTGGTGTTGCAGTTGAGGATAGTAGTACTTTGGAACCCATCCACGGAGAGCTTCACTGTGTGCTCTATCATTGGGACATTTGATTTCCAGAATTACATTTCCGCACTCGGATAGTCCATCCAGTGATGCACGGAACCATGGGAACTGGATGTGCTCAACGCACACTGGGGTCATTTGCAATCCGGTTAGCTCTTCGTACATTTGGCGCACAATTGGCTCAAGTCTTTTACCTCTCGCCATGCGCTCATTTTCGTACTCCTCCTGAGCTTCACCAACTTTCTTTTGGCGCAGTTCGGAAGGTTTGCACCATGGATTGCAACCCATGATTACTGCACTGTCAGAACCACCAACCCCCTGCCTTCTCCATTCCAGCCACTCTGATCCGCTTTGGTCCATAGTCACCAATTTGTATTGGCTCATTCTTTGCATCCTCTGGGTGGTGCAATGGAAGTCCCAACTCCACCCTTATTTGCATTACCCTGATTTTCTCAGGGGATCCGGGTGGAAATTGTGTGGGTAGGCTAGGGTCTATTTTATCACCCCAGTCATAGATCTGCCTAGTAGAAATACCGGGGGAATCTTTAGATTCCCCCTGTAATTTACGCAACATTTTTTAGTGCATTCCTAATGCCAACAGCAGCAAGTGCACCCAGAAAGCTTTGCACTGCCTGCTCAACCTGTCCTTGGGAAAACTGATAAAGTGCAAGTCCAAACAGCCCAGCAGCAGCAAGATAAGTTTTATACCCATTGAGTAAATTCATGGTTATCCCCCTATTAGTTTTTTAAGTTCTTCGTCCACATTTACTTCCTTGCTCTGTTTGTCTCTTTCCTTGAGCCTCTGTCGCACAAGTGCAATCAGTGGATGATCTGCTGGCCTACTCTTTTCCGCAAAGAGGTAACCGCACACCGCACCCACCAAAGCGGTAACAAGTGTGGTGGTATCAAAATTCATCTTTATCCCTCCTAAAAATAACCAGAAGTGCAAAACAAATCATAAAACCACCGAACAGCAACGATGTACTCAGCAGAGTACGCCGTAGATCTGGATCACCGTCCCTTCTGTAGTTGGGGTCGGCCTTCCTTAGTGCACCAGCCAATCCAACTGCACCATCGGAATAGTCGTCCTGTCTGTGAACCACCTTCCCATTAGGTAACTGCACGTAGATGGTTGGAGTTCCTGCTGTGTGGAACCCAACACCTTGCACAGCCCAGTGGTCAGGTGCGTAATCCTGTACAACAATGTGATCTCTTAATATTTCAAACTCAGGGTTAATTTTGATATCGTTGAGCACAATTTTGCGTTGCTCTTCAGTACCAATAATTGTTACCCGCAGATGTGTGGAATCGTCAGGCACTCCACTAACTTTCTGTGTTGCAGTTCCCTTGGAAACCTGCGCACCATTGAAGAAGTACCTTTCGCCACGTTCAATCTTGGAAAGATCCACACCGTAGTTGCTTATCCTTCGCATCTCTGCAATTGGATCCTCATCAGGAATTTGCTCCTGTCCGCAGAGTAATAAAAGAATGCTTAATAAATTCATAACTAACCCCCTATTGGTGGTGGAGGCGGAGGTGGTGCAATCCACACGACTGCCCATCCTGTACCACCATCAGTCCACCTTGATTTAAAGTCCTCAGTGCTCATCCAAATGATTTCCCCCGGAGTTCCATTGTTGTCCCATATACCAGCAACACTGTCGTCTAAGTGGCACAGGCACACCATGTGCGCAATGGTTCCGCTGTACCTGACCTTGTCACGTCCTGCATATGTCACAGCAGGAAACCTTCCCGTGCGTAGCGCAGTCTTCAACAAACTCAGGTCTGTGCCCTCGTATTGCACGTAGTCAAACCCTTGTCCTAATTTTTTGAAGTACTCCTGCAATTGTCGATCAACCTTGCTTGGGTAACCACCACCGGGTTGTTTTGCACACCAGTCTCGCAGTCCTCGCAGTGATTCAATATTTTGCCAGCGTGCTGCCATTTCAATGCTGCTCATCACGCACATACCTGCACCATCCACATGGGATCCAATGTTTGAAATGTGCTGCGATAGTGGGAAATCAATTTGCACTGGTGAGTTGTTTGGTGCAATCTTACCACCCAGTGTTATTCCCTCAACTGAGGGTTGGGCGGGATTACCCCATGGTCTTTTTGGTTTGGGTTTGTCAGGTGGTGCAGGTTTTGGGGTTGGGCATTTCCCATCCTTGCACGGATCGCATTTGCAAGGGTCGCAATTGCAGTCTTTGCACTTAACCCTCACCTTGGAAAGTATGTCCAACGAAGGAAGTGTTGGAATCACTTCCTTCGTCACCATGAATACACCAACTAGAAGAATAGGTATTGCAAGTTTTTTCATCTGGTAACTCCTCTATTGGTCAAAATAAAAACAACAAAGAAGATTAAACCTGTCAATGCTGCACCATCCCTGAATCCCTGCCAGTACAGGCGTTCAATAATCATGCGCACTGGAATAAGGATGTCATCCAGCAACTCAATCGGTGGCATTTCCTGTGGATTCATATGCACTCCATTTACCTATGGGACACTTCTCAGTGACCCAGCTAGTTTTAGTCTTTATAAAACAGCCACATACACCGCACCTGTTTTGCTCTTTTAGGAACTCACACTCTACGCATGTGCGCATTCTCTGCTGTTGCACTTCTAGTGGAACCCTCTTGCACCCTGCAAATGCCCACTTTGCTGCACTGGTGATCAGGCTTTTAGCCTGCTCACCTGCTGGTGGCAGTTCCACCTTGGTGTCTTCATCCCAAGCTTTGCGAACTCTGTCGTTGTGGTGGTAATACCAACACAGTTGGCACTGTGTGGAGTCCCAAGTGCTGTTGGGTATCACATTGTCACAGGCACAGGGCCTAGGCATTGCAAACCTCAGTCATTTGCAGGTTTTCTACAGGTGTTTCCGTAACAGTGAATGCAGTTGTTGGGAAAGACGAACTTGTATACACAAGAGGTAGTGTGGAGTAGTTTGCAAGAAATGAATTTAGGTCAGAGAATGCAGTAATGTCTGTGGTGGATACCCTACCATTTTCAAACTCAGTACCGCACATAATAGAGTACAAATCGTTTTTCCCGTAGTGCCCTACAAACATTCCATTGCCATCATCGTCCCCAGTCGTAGATTCAAGGTCGCCCATAATTAATGGGTAATCAAAGACACCATCCCTTGCCATAAATGCACTTTTAATAGTTGGATTAATTTGCAAAGAGTTCCAAAAATAACCCGTGGTAAAATTAATCTTGTTGTTGCCGTTTAATTGTGGATCTGCAACAACGGAATACTGACTAAATCCACTTTTATTAACTGTCGGATGATAACCTTTGAAAAAGTCATAATGTGTGGGGGATGTTGGATGCAACTGGAATCTATAATTCCAGTCTAATGATGGATCTGCTGCAATATCGTGCTGCATTAAAGATCTTACAGAAGTTTCCCCAACGTATTCTGTAAGGTTTGTGGGTTTTAATTTCTTAACAAGAATTTCCTCTCTTAGTCGCCACGCACCATTTGTAGATGCACCATAATAAGCAATATTCGCATAGTTTTTTGAGCTTGAGAAAAACACATACAGTGCTCCATTAAATAAAGTAATTTTAGGTTCATATAAACTTCCACCGTTTATGAATTCCACGAGTGGGTTGTATGCATAACCTCCCGGCATATGAATTGCTTTAAAAAAGAAAGCATCTGTTGTAAAATTATTAACGTATCCGTTTGGTTCTGCAATTACAGGAGGAGAACTAATTTTTCTTGAAAACTGCAAAGCAAGGTTTTTTGAATACTTTTTTACAACTCCTACAAAATGTCTCTGGGTTTGTCCCCCTACTATAACCACATCGCCTGATGACAGCATTCCAACAACAAACCTTGCAGGTACTTTGAATCCCCTATGAAGGTTATTTACAGCAATTTCCCCAAAATTTGGGTCTGATGCATGGTCGTACCCAACTGCATATACTGAATCCCCACTGACGTAAATATCACTAATATGGCAATTTGTATTATTCCTCGGACCCTTTACCTCAATGTAAGACATAACTCCTGTTTGCAAATTAATCTTTGCAATAATGCTCCTGCAATTCTCTATTGCTTGCCAGCTATCTGGGTAACCCGCAGATGTTGTAAGCTTACCATTACTTTCCGATAAAAGTGCGTAAAGGTTAGGGTAGTCTGGAACAACTTTTAGTACATCAACCCTTTCTGTAAAACCTGCGGAAGACCAATCAAACTTGTAAAACTTCTTTGCAGCGTTCTCCACAGAAGGCCAGAATTTTTGCCATTCCCCATTATTGGAAAACCAACCAGCAGTAGCCCTTGTCCACTCAGCACTGTCTGATAAACCATCATGCCTTGTAACAGGTTTTGCAAAATAGATGTCGTTTGCCTTTTCCCAAGTTGAACTGTTTTCAAAGTAAAGGTTTGCGCCAACAAGAGTGTTTACAGGAGTTGTGTTGTTTGAGTAAGGTGCTTGGTAGCTGGATATGGTGGGATAGTTGATGTTTCGCAAATCAACTTGAAGTTGTATTGCATTATCTTTTGTTACCGTCCCGTATGCGCTAGTTAGTGTAAATTTAACCAATCCTCCAGTGGTTAAATTATTCATAAATGGTACGGTAAATGAAACACGTGATGCATCTATTACCGTAAAAGTAGCCTCATACTTTACATTTGGATTGTTTGTGTAGAAAAATTCAATTTTTTGAGTAGTGTCTAAACCACCTCCCCAAATGACATATTGTCTTTCACTATCTAAATATGGAACAGAGTTATTCTCGGTTCCGTTTGCGTCCTTGTAAATACCTACCCCATAAAGAGTGGGAGAATAATTCCTTGTAAAGTTTGAAGTAGATGTCGCAGTACCACCATTGGTGGTTACGGAAATAGGACCTGTGACTGCGCCAGAAGGCACAAATGCACGAATTGTGGTTGGCGTAACATCTGTAAAAGTAGCGGTCCAATTTCCAAAAGATACTCTACCTACAACCGGGGTTTGATTGTCCACAGCACTAACAAAATTAGTACCTGTAATAATAACTTCTGCTCCACTAAGTCCGCTAGTGGGTGTAAAACTGGATACGGTTGGAGCAGGCTGTAAAGTAAAATTACCAACTGATGTTACTGTCCCAGCGGGAGAGGTTAATTCTATTTTACCACTGGTTGTTTGTTCATTAATAGATATAAAAATAGTATTGTTACTGGTAGTACTTTTAGAAAATTGGTGCCCAACGCCATTAATTTTTACAGAGGTTGTGTCAAGTACGTTTTGCCCGAAAATTGTAATATATGAATTACTAGAACCTGTCCAAAGCTGGGGCGTTTCTGAAATTATAATTGGTTTGTAAAATAGATTTGAAGAGCTTATGTTATTTGGGTTACTGTATTGTTGCCCATATTCTAATGTACGGTGATTATATTTTAAAATTGCTCTAAATGTCTTAACATCTTGAGGATTAGTAAATATAAATGTTTTCTTGTTTGGGCTATCGGGAGAAAACCCGGCAATTCCAGCACTACGGAGTATTTCATATCCTTCAGCACCAATTGACCAAATTTGATAGTGACCATTAATATCTCTATTTGAGGATATTGTAATAGTTTCACCACCACTGGCAGAACCTGTGGTTGGCGAAATAGTTATTGTGGGTTTATATACTGGAATTATTGTGAATAAAGTTCTCTGCTCAGAATAAAGAGTTCTTAGGGGATAATACAGGCTTACTCCATAAGATCCCGCATTAATCCAACCGGTTCCAGTATCCCCTACAGTAAATGGATTAATTATATTTGCTTCATTATAATAGCTAACACCTACTTTAGCGAAGTCGTAACCAACTAACCCAGCATTATTGTATTTAGTACCATTATTTGCATAATAACCTTTTGAAAATTTAAAAATACTTAAATTTATGCCTTTTAGAATTATTACATCGCTTAACCAACTTTCTTTATGTTGTATAGATTGAATGCCCGTAGTATCATTAATGCTGGTAATAATACCTGAGTTTTCTGGAAGTAAAACCAATGCGGTCTTTCCATTGAGGTACTTTTGCAAAACTCTATAGGTATCTGTACGTGTTACATTATTTGAGTTTAATAAAAATGTTCTTGTTATGGTTACATATTTAAAAAGGTCCCCCTGTGACCAACCAAGTGGTGACAGGACATCTCCTGTATTATTAACAGGTGTAATATTTATAGGGTGGTCTGAAAGGAATGGTACTCCAATTCCAACCCCATAATTCCCATAATTATTATTGAACCTATTAAAATGTACCCACCCACTATTTGATGGATCTCCAAGACCAACAGAAAACGTGCCAGTAGCATTAATTACATTTTCAGATGCATCTTTAAATTGAACATTCAGTGTTGTAATAAAACCTGATGTTGAATTAAATTCAGGCCATTCATAAGCCATAAATCACCTTAGTATTGGAAGTATAATCCGTTGGATGGTGCAGTTCCTGTTGGAGCAGTAGTGCCAAACGTGTAAGCATTTGCACTGCCCGGTACTAGATATGCAAGTGAAGTCCACGTTGCACTGCCGTTCCCAATTTTCATTTTCCCAGTGTCAGTCTCGTAAGCCAATTCTCCTTCAGAGAGAGTTGGGTTTATTAGTGCCCAGTTTTCACTTGTGTCACGGCGTAATTGAATTGGAATTGCCATACATACTCCTATGGGTTTGCATTACCTGCATCAAATGGTGCTATGCCTCCGTACACAGTGTCAGCAGTACCACCATCAAGATTTGGAATTTGAATACCGTTGTAAGAACCACCACCACTACCCCCACCACCACTACCACCACCTATTCCAGATGCATTGGTGGGCCTCCACCTGAAGTCATTTGCACCTTCTGTGGATTCACGCCAAGCCAGAACTTGATTTGCTGTCGCACCATCTTGCCCTAAACGGATCTCTAGATTAGTTAAATCATACTCTATGGGCGCAATCGGTGTCAACAACGGTTGCACATCTCCGGGTTTCCACTCATTACTGGAGTTGTCCCAAATTAGTGCCTGTCCATCAGCAGCACCTGACCTATTTATCCTCACTGTTTGTGTTGCACTAATGTATTGCAGAGGTGAAACAGCATTCAGGCTGTAAGCACCACTACCACCGCTGGATGGTATGTAATCCTCAATGTGTTGAAATGTGTTTGCATCACTCCACCAAGACTCAGTACTTGCTATGTCCCCATCGTAGAGATAGCCGTTTAATGTAGTGCTTGTTGGTGGGCCGAAACCAAGCTTTATGTGCATTGTTTTGCCAGATTCGTTGTACATGGTAATCTGGCGTATAACACTGCTATTAGGGCTTCTAGAAGCTGTAGAAGGCAGCTTAAAAACACTAAAAACTTGAGTATTCCCATCAACTGCGACTATTTTTTGCTCAAGTCTTTCATTAATGATTGTTTCAGAACTATCCTGCACCTCACCATGGGAAACTGTGATGTGCAACCTGTCATCTGACGTTAAAACATCACTTCCTGTGGCAGCTAAAACAACGGAAATTTCATCAAAATTGCTTTCCTTGCTCAGTACTATTACTGACGGGTAACTAAGTAGAAAAGCTTCAGAAAATCTCCAAACTTTGTGCGATGGTATTACAAAATCAATCAGGTTCGTGTCTGTGTAATTTGCAGGGTCGTCTAATTGGCCTGATGATGTTCCAGCAGCAAGTGTAATGTCGGTATAAGACCTGATTCGCAGTGAGAAAGACTGTGTGCTTCCAGCAGTATTATAAAAGTAAAATTCCCTAACTACTCTTTTTTCACCAGAAGTACTACTTGTACTAAGAATTGTATTTACATTGTTCTGGGATGGCTGAGAGTAGGATACAAGTTCCTTGTATGTCTCATTATTCTCAGAATCCATGCTGTAACGCATGTAGTGCACGGTTGCTGCGATGTTGCACGCCACTCCCTGAGACTGCACATAAAGTTTTGATTTCTGGGGTATTACAAGAGTTTTGCTCATATTCCAAACCATCCCCTTCTGTAGCCTGCATTAATTGGTTTGCTTTTCACAACAGCCTTGCTCCCAACAACAGCAAGTGCGTTGGTGGAATCAGTGTTTAATTTCAAATAAATTGCAGGATCCGCAGGTGTGCTGGGTACTGTGTCTAAAACAAGACCTGTTCCACTGCGAGTCTTTATTGCAAGAGTTGGATTTTGTGTGGTTCCCGTGTTTGCAAGACCACCGTTTGCATCTGCAAGTGTTGGGTCAGGAGATATACCTTGTGGTCCTTGTGGACCCTCTGCACCTGTTGCACCAGTGGGACCCCTTAAATTAGTTGGAGCACCCCAAGGGTCTGTTGCACTGCTTGTCTTTGGCCCAAATATATAAGTCCCAACATACTCACCCAGTGTGGTTTCCAGCCTTGTAATATGGAAGTCGTCCACATCACCAAGTGCAGAAGATGGATCGGGTGGAGTTGATGCGTTTGATTGCACTGTCGCATGATGTATGATCTGCCCTGATTGTGGTCCGGCAGGACCTGTGGCCCCTGTAGGGCCAGCAGGGCCTGTTGCACCTGTATCACCGTGCAATTCCACATAATTATCAGGCCAAACATTGTTAGCTTTTGGGCCGTAAAACCTTGTACTGGGTTCTGGACTAAGTATGGATACAAGAAGGAAGTCCCCATTTACACCAATACCTGAGTAAAGTGCAGGTAAGTCCTGACCTGTAAGTAATACAGGGTGGTCCACTCTGCGTATAAGGTTGGATGTACTCTGTCCTCTAGGACCTGTTGCACCTGTAGGACCAGCAGGACCTGCTGGTCCTGTTTCACCCTGAATACCTTGCACTCCTTGAGGGCCAACAAGATTTACAGGATCCTGCAACGATGTCCACCTGTTACCCAAGCAACCGCTGCACTTAGGTCCGTAAAGGATGTGATTTGTGGTGTCTATGTAAAAATCACCACTGTTTCCAAGGTCCTGTGCAGGTACACCATCACCCCACAGTATGGTTGGCCTTGTGTGGTCGTATGGAACAGATGCAATCCAGTTCACACCATCGTACACAAGTACATCACCCGCACTACCATTCACACCAAACGTGAGAGTGCGTGTGGTTTTATCCCAGTCAAGTGGAAGTGTTGCTTTGATATCAGCAGGTGGTAATTCTTTCTCACTCCAAATCTTTAGAGTGTCATCCCATGTCATTACATACCCATCAGTAGTACCCTCTGTAATTTTTAGAGTACCTGTGGATTTGTCCCAATCCAGTGGGGACATTGCAGTAATTTCAAGGATTGCTGTTGAGTTGACCCAGTTAGTTCCATCAAACTTTAGAATTTCGTCCTGAGTAGGAGTTGTGATGATTACATCTTCTAGCTCATCGAGAGTGTCCACATATGTGCCGTGGTTCACCCACTCGTTGTTTTTAAATACAAGTATTTGGTCCTGTTCCGGGTTGGTAATGGTTACATCAGTAAGGCCGTCCAGTGTCACAATTGGTGATTGTGGTGTCCACGCCTTTGTGGTGTTGTCCCAAGTGAGAACTTCGCCAGTTGTTGTGCCATCAGCCAGTGCAATCGTGAAAGTGGTAACATTGTTGGATGTCTCAGACGATATGCTAATTGGTGCAGTGCCTTGCAGGTCAGCGGGTGGCCCCTGCTCACCACGCTCCACCAAAAGATCCCAGTTAGCCGTGGTGTTTGGTGTAATATTTAACGTGTTGTCCAACTCACATATGTAAATTGCTCCCTGATACCCAACAACAGCACCTTTGGAGTAATTTACAGTGGAATCCCAGTTTCCGTTCCACTCCATACCAGCAGTGCCATCTTCCCCTGCTGGACCTGCCGAACCATTAGCACCATTTGCACCTGCCGGACCAACAAGTGAAATACCAGTACCCCAGCTAACAACACTATTGCTTGTGGATCTAGGACCGTACAACAGTGGAGCACCTGTACCAGCAGTCTGAATGTACCAGTCGCCGTCAGTTGCATCTGTAGTCCCATCTGGTGCGCCCGTCCCTGTCTGGAGACTTTTTGCAGCACTTGCTTTGGATGCAACCCAGCTAGTCCCATCGTACTTAAGAACATTGCCAGTTTGTGCATTTGGAACATTGAATGAAAGTGTGGTTGTGGACTCGTCCCACACTATAGGAGCATTAGCATAAATGGTTGCAACTGCGTTCGCAGTGGAACCCTTGGATGCTACAAGGTTCCAATCTGCTGCGTTGGTTGGAGCATTGGTCGTACCACTGTTTGCAATCACAACATAGGAACTACCGTTGAACTGCACAACAGAGTTTAATGGGTACTGTGTACCACTTACGTAAGAACCCTTCCACACAAGTCCGGGAGTACCAGCAGGTCCTGTCGGCCCAGCAGGACCTGCTGAACCTGCACCACCTGCAAGACTGATTGGAGGCCCCCAAGGAGTACCATTCGCAGCTACATAACCGCCGTACAAGTTCTTTGCAATCAGGTCAAAGTAGAAGTCTCCATCGTTCACACTGGTTGGATCAGGAAATGAGCTTGTTGGTGCTTGGTTTCCGTAGTGTATGGTCGCACCACGTGGTCCTGTTAAACCAGTAGGTCCTGCATCACCAGTATCACCCTTGTCACCCTTGTCACCTTTAAGGGAAATTCCATTACCCCAGCTAACCACACTATTTGTGGTAACACGTGGTCCAAATAAATCCTTGCTAGTGGTGTTTAAAAAGTAGTCGCCATCAATTCCAGTAGTGCTAGTGGTAGGATTACTTGTCCCAGTGAGTATGGTTGCCCCACGAGCACCCTGCACACCTTGAACACCTTGAATACCCTGAGTACCCTGCGGTCCGGTGGGGCCTGCTGGCCCCGTAGGACCGCTTGCAAGTACTCTTTCCCACACACCTGTGCCGTTTGAGTACTTCCATATGTACAGGTAATTTGTGTCTGTTTCGTACCAAAATGCTTTAGTTGTGGATGGATTACTTGGCGCAGGTGGTTCTGTGTTCTGAGCAATGTACGTAATTGCCCCTGCAAGGGAACTGATGGAAACCCCACCAATGGTAAAACCATCACCTACAAACAATTCTCTCGTGTCTGTTGCAAAAGCTGGTTCACCTGCAAGAAGAGATTGTGTTTGTATTGCAGATTGTGGGCCACGTTTAAATTGAATTAATGCCATATTATGCCTCAGTAATTATTGCCTGAAGTGTGTTAGGTGATGCTGGAGTGCATGCGAATGGTGTGAGATTCACACCGGGAATTGTGAGTGTGAATGGAGTGCAAAGACAGGTTGTAATGTTGTTAATTTCCACAGGACTTCTTGAAGCATTAACAATATCTTTCAACACAAGCTTAAACGCAGTAGTACCAACCAGTGTAAGTTTTGCCTGAATAATGTCTTTTGTTGGTCCGAATTGGTCATATATTCCAATCCATCCACCATCTGATGTGCTTTGTTGAAGTGGTATGACAACATCTTTGAGAAACTTACAAGAGCTTGGAGCATTGTTGAATTTAAGCTGTAAGTTCGAAGGGATTACACAAGACTGATTGGAACCGCACGGGAATGTACTGCTTGCAGAGTCTGAAATACATATTGGTGTGTTCGGTACTATTCCTGTGGAAGTGCCCTGAATATTTACAGGTATGGATGTGAACATACCAAGTGTGAAAACTCCACCAACCTCGTTCAACTTACTATCACAAGCAATTGCCCTTGGTGCAGGGTATGGTATGGAGTCCACGCAGCGCATGTTCATGTACCAATTCATTGCTTGTGGGCGTTCTGCTTCTTGTTGAGAAAATGTGTCTGTTGCTGCATCAACGACAACAATGGCGTAGGATGGTGTTTTCTCAGTTTTATAAAAAGTCAACCTTCCCCAAGATTGTGCACCACTCTGGCAGGTGAAACTCTTGGACCCGTACACAGTGCGTGATGCAACCTTGGATCCATTCCAGTACACACTAACATTCATGGTTGTCTGGAAGTGGTAATCAAGAGCAGCAGTGCCTATTGCACCACCTAGGCAAAACTTCACCACATATGGTGGCTTGTGCCACTGTGGATATGTCGCAGCAGTTGCCCCTGTTGGGACTGTCTGGGTTTTTTGCAGGATTGCGCTGTAGGGTAGGAACATATCAGATGTGCCAAAACCATACAGTTGTGTAGTTGTACTGTCTCCCTGCATTCCTTTGCACTGACCGCAAGGATATGTATCAGCATCACAAGCTGCCTCATCACCCAAGTAGGACTCAATGTAAACCTCTTCAGTGAGGTCGTTGTAAGGTGGTCGTATCAGTCTAGTGTAGGTATCCTCAACACTAAGGTGAAATATAATGTTGTCCAGCATTCCGTGCTGTTCTACTGGAACACAACCATTTAGGGATATATCGTCATCAGCGTATTGATATAAGGCCCAATCCCTTGCATATGTTTTGCAGAATGTTTCAATCTGATTAGTATTAAAGTCCTTCTCCGTTACACCTGTAGGAGGGTACATTAATATAGGGCATGCAGTTTTACCTGTTGTTTTATATGCACTGGCAACAACCTTGAAATACTTGCTTAAAAGGGATTTACCCCTAAATGCATCCCCCCAACCAGAGTCACTGCGAGGCCCATAAAAGACATTATTCTTAGTGTCCAGAATGTAGTCACCATTCTGGTATTCAACTGTTACTGAATTATTACCAGATTTGTAATAGGAGGGTTCTGAATTCTTATCATCCGGCCCTTGGTTATTGGTATCCTCAAAGTATCGCATTTTCCCTGCAACCACTGAATCAAGGTCGGTTGGATCAACCATTGTTTCAATAATTTGAGAATGTAAAGTATCATCCCCATTAATAGTCGTTTCACTTAGTGGCCTTTGCGTTGCAAGCCCATCCTTGTTCAAAAGATTAACTCTGATTGGGTTATTATTTACAACAAACGTAACAACCTCAGGTATTACTCCGGGAGTGTCCCTGATATTAAGAGATTGTTTTTGCACATCATCGGAGTTTTTCCCAATGTCAGACTTGGATGGAAAACTTTTGTAAAACTTTGATTTATCTAAATTTGCAAGTACCATTTTTCCCCCGCCCTGATTACCTGAGGGCGTGAGAAGAGGTTGTTTAAGAGCATCGAAGCTTTTCCTTGCATGCATTATTTCTATTTGCCCATTGAAGTGGCTAATAATGCGACAGTTGCAAGATTGTGCTATCGAATCAAGAAGTAAAGGCACTCGTATGTTGTAAGACTGTTTTCGGTACAAGCTGTGTGGGAAAAGATACTCTTGGGGTATGTCAGGATCTACCAGTACTTGATGTTGTCCATAACCTAAGTTGTCAAATATGGTATAAAATAAATCCTCCCAGTTGGAGCAACTAGGTATTTTAAACTCCCCTGTGTTATGCCACCACCACCAATATCTATCATCCACTAACGGAACAACCCACAAGCTTTCCAAGTGTGGTACTGGAAACCTTCCCCTTGTTTCTATTGCATCATCAACAACAGTACTTTCAATTTGCAAAAGTGGTCTTGGTGGCAGCATATACATTTTTGCTGCCAGTGGGATCTCAGTGTTATAGATGACAAGTTTTTCAGCAGTGTAGTAATTTTTAGAATTTACCCTACTGCGCATTCCCCCAAGCGTATCAACGGCATCTTTGTACCCAAGGTTGTCAAAAGATGGTAGCTTTTCCAAGTCTTCTGAAGAAACCAAGAAAAACCCAGTTGCAAATCTACTTGCCCCTGTGGGCCAATACAAAGAACTTAGTTTTAAATCATGGAATGGATTTTCCGAATAGTTTTTAAAAACAATGTCAGAGTTATCGAGCAATCCATAGTTAAGAGTTCTAAAGTAATTACTCGCATTAAATGGTATATTCTCCTCCACCCAGTCATATAATTCCTTGGGTGGAACCATTAATGGAACTCCAGCGTATGTAAACTCTTGGTCAATCATTATGCAATAAGGGAATCAGATATAGTGGGTGTTGCGCTGTAAGGAAGTGTGAAACCACCCGAACCAGTGGTAAATAGTCTGTCAAACAATACTTGAAATGTGTTGTTGGTGTACGTCAGAGTGCTTGCCTGCCCATTGGTAACCGTTGCAAGGCTTTTTGAAAATGTAATATCCACCCTCTCAGAGGTCGTAAGTGGATCTGATGCAAGTCCCAGAACAGATATAAAAGGTCCACCTGTGTAAAGTTCTGTCATTTCAGTAAGGACAAGTCTATCCATGTATACTTGGGTATTTTCTGCCGTTGTGCACCTTATGCGTAGATACACTTCCGAGGGAGTCTTTGAACCAATTACGAAAGATCCAGTAAAGGATGTGTAACTTGCTGTCAGAGTGTTCAGGTTGGCACTAAATGCAAGGTAATTGTTTGAATCGTCAGTAAGTATGTTCCCTGTGGAATCCACCAAATCAATTGCTATGGATCCTGTCGTTAGTGCTGTTGGTGCTTTTGCCCTGAAGTGAAAAGCGTACACATTCCGTGCAGTGATGCTAATAGACACGTCCTGTTGAAGCCTAACATCAGACGTGATATTACCAACAATCTTCAATCCATCTGTGGTAGTAACCCAGTGTGTACCAGCAGTACCGTAGGATCCTACACTACTCCATCCAGCGGGAGCAGTCGCAGTGGTTGTACTTGCAATTGTGAACGTGCCATTTTCCAAAATGTTACCCTCAGACTGCGATGCAGTTAAATTGGTTCTGGAAAGTGTTACATCAGAACCAGAACCAGCCGGGTAATCATAGTTGTACACATCCGTTGCAGAATCCACCGTCTTTACACTAAATTGCTCATTACCTGCGCTTGTTCCACCTGTGTAGGAATCTGCACTAACCTCAAGTCTTAATGTTTCCGCAATGGTAAACTGGTTATCCCCACCGTCCCTGTTCTTTAGTGCGACCAGAACAGTATTTTTGTTTGTCGAATCTGTAATTGTAAATGTCGTGCTCATTGCTCTTACCGTTTTGCTATCCAATCGCATTTGGCGCAGTAGTTCAGTCATACAACTGCTAAGGTCAGCAGGAATTAGTGGGTCGTGCGCCCGTACAGAGTCGATAACCACACTACTTGCAACATTTAAAAGAAGATCCGGTATAAGATTGCTGACAGTACCAATTTGGCCATCAATAGAAGGAATGTAATCCAAAATAAGCGATGTTTTACCATTACCTGTGAACTTGTTTACAAATGCCGGGGATTTTACATTTACAAGTGATTTTTGAAAGGTGTTTATATCGGATAAAAACCCCCCAATAAGTCCTATTTTGGTAAATATACCATAAGTTCCATCGTAGTCTATAGCCATTTTTAACCCCCAATTGTGTCGTTTGGACCGCTAGTAGATGTGCTTGTCGCAGTATTGGAAGAAAAGCTTACGCCACCAACTGGCGTAAATGGAAATGTTGCATTGAAACCACCGCCAGCCCAAGAGTCAGTGTTTAATGATCCAGATGGCTTGATATAAGGCATCTGCGCTTTGTTTCCATCAATAGGACTTAGTGGATAAGTAAGTGTGGATGTACCGGGATCATAAACAGTTTGACATATGTAAATAATTCTTCCAGCAGCTTGGTATATTTGTGTTTTACCGTCACTATGTAATATTGGTGCTCCAAGCTGAATATCTGCAACCTCTACAACATCATCTTCATTATCTTTGTAAACAGACTGAATGTATGGAATATCAGGAGCAGCATTTAACCTCACAAACTGGAATGCTAGCTCTTTCCTAGTAACTGGCTGAGATGTTTTAATGACTTTTGTTGCAGCACCGTAGTTACCCAGTCCTTTGACAGCTATTTTGTTACCTATCGTGGAGTAATGCACTGTCACATTAGCCACTAAGTATGGGTAAAGTGCGTGTGATCCACTTATTAAAGTTTCTCTTAGGGATGCTGTAGCCATGGTGTATTACTTAGAAGTTGGAAGGGATTTTTATAAGTCCGCTATAGGCATCATTAATTACCTGTATGAACTGTAGAGCATATAGCTTTGCATTATCTGAACCCAAATCTGCGTAATTGCTCCAGTTTGCACTCAAGTGCTCAAAAACAATTTTCCATCTTGCTGCCGGGTCTTGAACCCCGGCAGCATAGGCAGAGTACCATTTTTGGAATGCTTCTTTTCCTGTGAGGTTATCTCCAAGGCGTGTTTGATATTGCCCAGCAGGCAACTTGGTGTACCTGCTCACAATTACCCAATTACCATTTGCATTTTTTTCTGGTACATTTACTTCCATAGTTGGAAAAGGGACATATCTTTTCCTGCGCAAAGGTGAAAATGGGAACCTGCTTGAAAAATACTGGGCTATCTGCGCATTAAATAATTTAAAGTAGGTTGCCTTGTTAAAATTAAAAAGTGCTTGGTTTATTAAAACTGGTTGCACTTTTGGTAGTAACATATTCTCGGTTTTTGGTACTACCGTGGAGTTGTTTTTACCTGTATTGGTTGGAGTAGACTTGCCCCTTGATTCCGTGTGGTATCTGAAATAACGTACCCTCTTCACCTTGCACAGATTAGTTGTGCACCCTTCAGATATGTTGGTTTGACCGTAATCAAAACATGTCTTTGTTACCATGGTTATTCAGTCTCCATCTGTGCTAAAGAGGGATCATTGCCCATGGGTAGTACACGCTCGTAAGTGGAATCATCATTCTTTCTATTTTGCTCGTTGTAACTGAAAACCTTTTTAGTCTTGTCGTCCAAAGGAGGCTCATCAGGATTGTGGCGTATGGACTCCACAAACAACTGCTCCAAGTATGTTCCACGCATTTGATCGAACTTCTCATCCCTAACCTTAATAATTTCCAGATTTTGCAAATCGCTGTTTGGTTTCTCATCTATAAAGGATTTTACCGTTACACCCTTTATACCTTGGGACTCTTGGAAAAATGTAAGTTTTTTAGCGTGAGCCTCTTTAAGGTCAAATTTTGCAGAACCTTGTGTAAATGTTGGTTTAAGTGCAATGTTTGATAGTGTTGCTTCGTTTGAATTAACTAGTGAATCCACAGTGTCTAATACGCCGGACAGGCGAGTAACATGAAATTTCACAAAAGATCCTATTACATCTTCTTCCAGAGATATTGTGTACATACCGGAATACGGTTTATAAGGTATTCTTTTTTCAATGATAAAAAGTGCCAGATATTCCAACTCGTGTTTTTCTGACAAGTTGTTACCGTAGATTGTAATATCAATCTTGTCTTCACGCAATGGCATAAATGAACTAGCAAAGTCTTTTATTCCAGTAAATGCAGTATTAAACCTTGACCCTGCACTTCCACCAGAACCTGTTATAGTATTTACCACCGCATTGATACCGCTTGATATGGAGTCTGAGAGGGATTTCTGCGAGACTGTAAGGTATTGTTTTACCTCCAACCGAGTAATGTTTTTCATTTTTGGGTAGGGTATGTCAGACACATTATTTATTGTTGCTTTTTCCGAAGACTTTCTCTTCCTTGTGTCCAAATGGTGGTGCATTTCCCTGTCAACGAAAGAGTACTCAAGCTTGAGGGAGTCTGGTGATAATTTGCATTTGACCACATCCCTCTTAAAACCAATTGGGGATGGAATATTTAGCCATTCCCTAAAATCGTCTGGTGAGTATTTATGCCGTACTAAATAATCTGATCTGAAATGCGCAACTCCCATAACTTTTCGTGTTGTGTAAAAATCCTGATCAATTTCGTGCTCCATTACAAACTGGTTGGAAACCATTGGGTATTCTGGAGCACCAAACCTAAAAGATTCATTTATGTCTGTGGATACCACAAACTCTACCACCATGGATTGCAAACCGCTGACACTGCGGACAGTTAGGGAAACTGGTTTAGGTCCATTATTGCAATCAACTAGAGCATCAACGGATGGAGACTCCAGCATAACACTATCCCCAACCACATACTTAAGCTTTTGCCGTGGTTGCATGAGCATGTGTCGCAATAAACTTTCAATTCTTGCTACTGGTGGCAGCTTTAGGGGATTGTTACCATACACCGAAAAAGCTGGATCACTTGCACCACCATTGCTGTTGGGACCGTCCGTTGGTTCGTTAGTGTAACAGGTGGAAAATGATGCGTATGCATCCTTGGGAAGTTCTGAATAATCTATATCTGTGTCAGGGTACACCACAGCGTTAATGGAAAGAATATGTCTGGTGTACATATAATGTGTACGCTCTTTGTCAGAGTACACTGGTTCTTTTTTATACTCATTCAGCTTTACAATATTTAATTTGATGGGGCCGTACCTGAGGTAATTAGCTGAGTTAGTAGCCATCGTTTGTCACCCCCAGCATGTACCTGCATTCGAAAGCAAGGATGGAAATACCGTATTGCTTTTGCGCATCCTTCTCGTCACCACCCCTTGTGTAACCATCCTGAGAGTGTCCCACAAAGTCTTGTATGGGTTGTGTCATGCGCATTGGTTCAATCAGAAGATCATTACCAGATGAATCCTTGAGCCTTCGAAGGTGGAGCAGGTTTATAACCTGCTCCTCCCTTGCGAGGTGTCCTAAGGTAGGATCTAGCAACCACCTCTCGTCACTGTTGGAAACATCCACACCAAACCTTGTGCGAATTGCCACATACATCTGCCTTTGCACGACAGATGCAAGCCTTCCACTACCCTGCACAAATCCATCTTCTGGTGTGGGGGAACCCGGTCTGATAATGAAGTCCTGATCACCTGTGAAATTGGGAATAATTGTTTTTGCAACCAGCAGAACCTTGTGGGATCCCACTGCAAGTTCGTTCACTAGCAATGTCTTGATCGCAGTGAGTATGTTACCCGTGTTGCTCTTTATTAATGCCATTACAGTCCTAACTCGCTGAAGTAGGGCAATTGAATGTTTACATACGAGTAAGACGGTGCGGTTTGCATTGGGAACCCGCTTCCCACAGAACTTGCAAAAGTGCCACCACCCCCACTATTCCCACCTACTGGTGGTAAAGGTGGAGTATTATCGTGCCTTTCCCCTGTTGGCACTCTTGGTATGTGAGGTTCTCTGTTTTCTCTTGGTTCTTTAGGTTCTTTAGTTTCTTTGGGTTCAGTAGTCTCACGTGGTTCATGTGGTTCTGCACGTGGTTCATGTGGTTCTGCACGTGGTTCATGTGGTTCATGTGGTTCATGTGGTTCAGTAGTCTCACGTGGTTCACGTAGAGTACTTCTAGGGGCTTTGCTTTCTTCGCCACGAATGTGCCTAAAAGTATCTATTTGATCATGTCGAATATCTCTGTGCTCTTGAGTATCTTTTATATCTTGAATTTTTTCTTGAGTTTTTTGTTGAGCTATTTCCTGAATTTTGGAACTACGTGCATTAGTCTGAGATTTATACTCTTTAGTAGCCTCTGCTTTTTGCTCTGGAGTAATATCAGGTTTTTTTACTTTCTCCATGTATGTATCAAAAAGTAATTGCTCTGAGGGAGTTTCAGCATCATTTTCAATTTGTTCTTTAGCATCCTGTTTAGCATTAGTTTCAATTTGCTCAGTTTTAGAGCTAACCTCGTTAGCGTTTTTAGAACTCCTTGCGCTTTGAGATTTATAATCTTTAATCCCACCTGCAACATCAGTTGCAGCATTTTTAGTGTTTCCGGTATTGTACCCAATGTCCCTAACAACTCTTTGTTTGGCTAATCTATCTATTTGCTCGGAGGAAAGGTTTTGATTTTCTTTCCTACCTGCTATTTCTGCACGAGCCTGCTTGTATTTAAGGTCATAGTTGGCAACAGATGTGTAAACCTCGTGCCCACTATCTAGAGCATCCGCAGCATTTCCTAGCATTGCAGAGTTTTGAAAAGCCTCTTCCCCTTTATCAACTATTTTGTTAGCTCTTCTCTGCACTTGTTGCTTTGCTTCGATGGCTTTTTTAGACGCACCGGTTAGATTTTTTGGAGAACCTTTTGCAAAGGGAAGAGCAATACCTAGAGCATTTGCTGCCATTTGTTTGTTGCCTAAGCTCCATACGAATCCACCCACATCCCCGCTAAAAAGCTTATGTGTATGAACATCCCCGTATAAATTTTCTGCATATGCTTTTGAATAACCAGCAACAGCACTAACTGCATTTCTAGCGAATTGGGGAACTCCGTCTATTTTTGCAAGGGTGTCATCCAAAGCATGTGTCCCAAGCTTAACCCCCTCAGTAGCTACAAACTTTTTACTTCCATGTTTTACACCCTCATAGGCTACTCTACCCATTGCCCTGAGTGCTTGAGTACCCTTACCAACACCTCCGGCAACAAATCGTAATGCAACTCCTCCGGGCACAACAGCAGTTGCTGCTGTTAGTCCAACATCCATTGCAAGACCTATATTAGCTCTTTTAAGCTCAGCATCTGCATCATTTCTATCGCTATTTGCATCAGTAAAAGATGCTTGTCTTTGAGAGTATATTTTTTCAGCTAACTCTTTCTTTTTTACAGGGTCTTTTTCCCCAGCTACATCTTTTGCAGTCTTTTCGGCATCTGCGACAATAGATTGTGCTCGATTTAGAAAATAGTCTTCTCTATCCGCATCAGAACCACGAGTAGTTCTACCATACCAATTTTTTTCACCCCTCCTATATTGGAAACCATCGTTATCCATGGTTTCACGCTCAAGTTGAAATGACTTTTCTGCCTCCTTCCTTACTTCAGGTGGTAAAGATTCAAGCTTTTTCCTAAGAGCATCCCCTTTATCCAACCTAGACATCATTACCTTTTGAGCAATTTCCGGGTTTTTTGTGGTGGACATTAAATCTTTGCTTAAATGTCCACCTATTTCCTGAGAAGTTAAAAACTCTTCTCTCTGCTCGTTAGTAAATCTAGGGCTTTTTAAAATGTCAGACATGCTAAGATTTGCAACAGTATCCTTATTCATGCCAGCTTTAACTGCCATGTTTTCTAGGCGGGTACGTGCAATCTTAAAATCAGCAAAATACTCATTTGCTGATGGAGTTCTTGGCATGTCTAAACTCTTTAGTTAAAGTTTGGAAGTAGTGAAAAATCAAAAATAGCAGGATCTGTGGTAAACAATCTGAGCACATAATTGCCAGTTGTCATACCCTGTTCCGATTTTGTGGCCCCTGTTGAGGCAGTACCCTTCACAATTGCAGGGTGTGCTTCTGCTTTTAATTGCACCTTCTTGGAATGTGTTCCAACCTGTGCGTATGTAAAATTTGCAGGAACTATTGATGGGAACCAATAACCTTTTGGAAGGGTAGGGTCAACAGCCGTATTCTGAGCAAACTCAAACTTGATTGCAAGCCAGTACCCAGTGTTATCCACTGCTATATTACTATATTCAGTGAGTCCTCCAATCTGGCCACTGTCATACACTCCGGGTTGGTGGTCAGCATTGTGTCTTTTTTCTTTTGACCCAGTGTTACCTATAAGACTTAAAAGCTTATCTTCATTAAACCTAGTAAACAGTGCGCTAATGCTGCTTTTGTGGCCTCTTAAAACAAGGTCAATAGGAGCACTACCAGCAACATCGTTGTTCACATCCTCCCACATGTACTCAGTCTCAATTTCAGGAGACTTTTCACATGTGCCTAGGTAGATGGCATTAGCTATGGTGTCTGTCTTATGCCCAACAAAGATGTGCGCTGGACCCGTTACATGAATTTTTGCGAAAGTTGCCATGTTAGTTCACCTTTTCTTTCAGTGCATTGGGTACAGTGGTTAAATGTTTGTAAAGAACAAACTCACGAATACTTGCAGGACCTGCTGCGCCATTTGAATCGACATTTGTCAGGCTATCTGTTTTTATGCTCATTTTTGGAATAGATCTTAGTGCAATTTCAATAGTTCTTGCCCTAGTGCTAAGTTCAGCAAGTTTAAATTTAACGGGAACTACGCTTACAAAGTGCAAACCTTCAGGAGCATCGGTGTTCGATGATCCTGTTCTGAAAGAAGAGTGGAAGGGGAAATAGAACAACACATCAAAATCCAAAGACATTGCCTGTGCAAGACCACCAAGCTTATTCTTCTCTATTTCTCCCCTGCGAGTTGCACCGTAGTACCCTGATTCAATCTTGGCGTATTCGACCTCGTCATACCTGTTCATCACACCCTGAATGGTGGCAATCTGTCCCTGCATGGCGTGCGATATTGCACTTTCCCCACCTATATCATTCATCACAGGCTGAGTTAAAGTCTGGATATCAATCACAGGACTCTTTTCAAATGTTCCCAAGTATTCAAGTCCCGTCACATCTGTATTCTCCGCAGAACGCCCAATAAACATGTGCGCTGGTCCTGTAGTCATTATCTGTGCCATTGTTACCCTCTATTGTTGAAGTTCTCGTTTATGTTGGATACACGCATTCCGAAGAACCTATCTAACTCATTGGAAAACAATGATATGTTTTTGCTTATTACAGCTTGATTAGGTACTGATGCGTTTTGATTTGCTTCTATCTCGAACAATCTGTCACCTTGGCGCAGTTGTTCCAGTATTTGCTCGCTCTCCTTGGCTCGTGAGGTCATTGCAACCATGTCCTCGCCACCATAACCACGCCTTGCAATCAGGAGAGCATATGCAAGGTCGCAGCACAACCTTTTGAGAAGTGCCTTGGATTCATCAGTCATACTCAGCAGGTCAGATAGCTTGTACCTCTTACCTGCAAGTATTGCACTATTGATCATGCCAGAAGCATCTGAGAGGGCGGTCTGTGTGACCGCCCCCGCAGTGGTGTTTCCCTTAAGATCAACCTCGGATGCACGTGTGTCGTTGTCGTTTACAAGATCACCAATGCGCCTAAGGTCATACCTCTTAAGCAAGTCGTCAACTGATGCATGTGATGCCATAGTTAAGCAATCGAGTTCTTGAAGTGGAATGCAGTAACAGGAGCAACAACTTCCACACCGTAGTCTTCCACGATGCGTGCATTGATACGCCTGTTATCTGGATCGTCCTTCTGTTCCACAGTCATTTCTTCGTAGGCGAAGATGTGCGCAGTGGAGTAGGAAGGAGATCCTTCAAAACCCACCAAATCACCGGGGCGTGCAAGGACAAAAATATCATCCTCTCCCAGTACATAATCGGCGGATCTGGATGCGCCCTTCTTGTTGCTTACTCGCACAACATCTTCAATGATGATGTCGTAACCGTACAACTTGTCAGGCAAACCATACTTGCCGTTAATGCTGTCAGAATCACCACGCACCTGTGCAAGTGCAATGGGGGATTCCTTCAGGTAGGTATGAAGTTCCTTGCTGCGTGAGATGGCATCAGCAGCAGTTGGGTTCATGATGATGCACATGTCTTTGGGACCACATGCACCAAGGGTGTCCTTGTTGATCTTTCGAGCAACTGCATTGAGTGCCTTCTTGAACACAGGTCCAGCAGATGTACCTGTGTTAAGGTCACCGGAATCACCCTCATTGAGGGCCTTACCACCTGTATAGGCGTTAGATGCAGTAGTGCAATTCTGAGATGTGATTTCTCCATCAGTGCTTGATGCAAGGAGTTTATCCCACACCTTTACAGTGCGTGCTGTCATAGCCTGCTGGGCGTTCATTGCACTGTAAGATGCAACAATCTTCCAATCGGCCTGATCAACAGCCTTATAACCAAGTCTGAATGGGAACACGTAACGAGTGGTGTTGAATGACAACCATTCAAACTTCTCATTATTCCACTCGCCGTGTGGAGCATCATTACCATCGTGCCATACGTGATCTTTCAAATCAGCGTATGCTACACGAGCAGCTTGCTCAGCGTTGAGTTTAAGGTAATAACCTGAAGACTTCTTCACTGGAGTAATGGTTACATACTTGTTCAGTGGGAAATCTTTTGGGTTACGTGAGAACGATACTACTAGCTGCCCAGTCGCATCAAACGAGGGAATATATGTATTATTCCCTGAAGGAAACTGTGCTGCACTACTTACGATATCAGCCATTATTAGTGTCCTTTCTTATTAAGCAATGGTTACTTGGTGAGGGTTTACTTGGATAAGGCATTTTTCACCAGCACTTACAGTTTGCAGTGCGATACCGCCAACATTGTAAGTTCCAGCAGTAGTACCAACATTTACAGCCTTACCATCTGCGTCAGACTTGACCAGTGAACCAGCAGTGCACCCACCAGTACCAGCAGTAACCACGCACACATCTGCAAGACCGAAAACCTTGAGGGTTTTACCGGAAGTCGCAGCATAATAAGTCTGAGAACTACCCAGTGCTTCTGCAATACCGGGAGGTGCAAGAGAACCTTCCTGCGCCACACCGATAATAGATTCACCTGCGCCAGACTGCGCAACAGTGAACTCGCCACTAATCCTTACAAATCTTGCAGGGAAAATATTCCCGCTTGCAGTAAAAGCCGGATTGTACAACGGCATTACCAACCTCCTAAATTAGAGAACCTTTTCGGCATTCATTTTGTCCAACGCTTCGGCGTAGGTGATGCCGTGTGATGTTGCGTAGTCGATAGCTGCATTAACCTCGTCCTTGGTTCGACCACGCAACGCACCAGAACGGGATTCGGTTATGTAAGAGGTGCGCATTCCACCAAGTGGTGCTTTCTGATACCTCTTACGAATGATTTGCAGGTGAGACTTGTACTTGGTGTCAGGCATTCCAGACACAAGTTCCAACTCCTCACCACGGTCCAACATGTAACCTTCTGCTTCCAGTTCAATAAGATCCTTCTCACGCTCTGCACGTTGGAACTTGAGCTTGAGTGTGTTAATCTCCTTGTGGAGCACTTGGTTTTCCTGCTCCATTCTGGAAAGCTTGATTCTGTCGTACCTTTTACCACGTGAAGCTTGCACAGGTTGTTCTTCCTCGGCAGATTCCTCAGGAAGTGGTGCACCTTCATCCATTGGCATTTCTTCTGCTCCAGCTTCGGGTGGCATTGCCTCAGGGGGCATTGCACCCTCAGGTGGTGCACCTTCAGGGGGCATTGCACCAGCATCGGGTGGCATTTCACCCTCGGTTGGTACACCTGCATCCTGACCAGACTGTGCTGCTAGTTGTGTAAGGAACTGCCACACGTCAGTCTGTTGGAGTGCGTTAAGTACTGCGTCAACTATTTCTTGTTTGTTATCCATTTCCATCGTCCTTTGATACTTTTTAACCCCGTTCTTACTCAAACGGAGAAGGCCAAGATCCCTTTCTGGAGTAGTTGCACCAAGCAAACTAATGGGATCAATTTTGTAATCTGATAACCACAGTTCAATGCTGCGCCTTGGGAAGTTGCGCACCTTGTCCACTGTGTTTTTGAAGAATTTGAAAGTCGCAGTGATACACTTGCGACCTGTCTTGAAGAATGGTTCAACCTTTAAATTGGTGGCGTACCCAACAATCTCAGGTTGCTCGCTCTCTGGTGCATCGTCCTTCGTGTGTCCGATCACCAGTGGAATTTCATCGCCAGTATTGCTCATACGAGTATTGTTCGTATTTACAATTTCTTGCAACTTATCCTTGTCGAGCCTTATCACCACATTCCCCTTGTTATCCTTCAACTCGTGCTCGTCAAGGATTGGAACATGGTGCTTAACAATCATATCTTCCATTAAGAACCTCTAAACTTATTAATGGAGTTGTATACTGCACCTAATTTGGATGAACCTTTTTCAAACCTCGCCTTACCATCATTCTGTGGTGCAAACTGACCTTTTTTGTAGGTCGCACCACGCATGATTACCTCGTGCTCACCTGCACGGAATTGCCCAGCAGAGTGGTGCTTCTTCCCAAACTTTTGCACACCGCTTCTCATCTTGTCCCATGCCTTTCCAGCCTTGTTGTATTCCCTCTCAGCAGCTTTTGAGAAAGATCTTAGTGCGGGAATACTGTGTTGAAGTTCTGCACTAATTGCCTCAAGTGCAAAGTAGTCGCCGTCTTTTGCATCCTGAATGAGGTGTTGTGCGTGCTCAGGAATAAGTTTTTGATTTACAAGAGAGTCAAGAAGTTTTTGCACACCACTGGAGTGCAGTACAGTGCGAGCATGTTCCTTGCAGTACATCTCCCGCCTGTTGGACTCACTTGTCATATCTGCGTACAAGCTTGGATCTTGTTGCAGTGAGGATACAGCACCCTCTATGTCTGACCACTTAGCACCCGGAACAAGTTGCTGGTACTTGCTCATGTGCTCAGGTTTTATTCCCTGCAAGTCAGGTGCAAGAAGGTCACCAACAGGTGGAAGTTCCTTGTTTGGCGTATTGTGCGCCCTTAGGAAACCTTCGAGGATCCGCCTTGCTTTGTTGAACTTGTAGGCTTTACCTGATTTGCTGAGTTGCTTTTTGGTTTCCCCTGTGCTGGCTTGCTTTGCAGGGGTGGGTGTCCCACCAGAATTGTTGGAAGACCCGGAACTGTTTTGATTTTGCTCATATTGTGCAATTATGTTGTTATAAGCTTGACGGGATTTGGGAAGCGCACCTGCACTATTCCAGTCTCCATTATGCCCGATAATTTCACCTTGTCCAGTGTTTTCTACCACACCTAGGTTATTTTTTGTAGCAAATTGATCAATGGAACTTCTGTTCGATTTGTTTGGGTCGAACAGCATGATCTTTGTACCCTTCGCACCCGGCACAAGTGTCTTGTATTGCAGGTTAAATTGATTCAACTGTTCCCTGAGTTTACCAAGGTCAGTCTCAGGGTGGTTAATGTGGTACAGGGAGTCAGGACCTTTTTCATTAGGGTGGAATATAAGAACTGATTTTTTCTGTCCTGATAATCCGTGCCACGCAGCAAGGTAGCGCATCTTTGCAGGATCCACCTGTGCGTTGGATGTGTGCACTGTGCTCTGCTCACTGCCATTCGGCCAGTCGCCGATGGCAGTGGAAGAACTTGTCTGTATTCCAGCCTTCTGTGCAATCTGGTCATTCAGTTGAGCATGCGCAATGTTCTTTCCAGTACCCTGCTTTGCAACAGCATTACCAAAAGGAACATTGGTGCGCTGGGAAACAGGTGCGCTTTGCATCCCACCGTTTACTGGTGTGAACTGTGCGTACCGGATTGGTGAACCCGAACGCAGCAACCGCAGTATATTTTCTAATACCTTGGTTTTTGCAAAGGATTGCTTTGTTGCATTTTGTGCCAGTGTGACTTGAGATCTTTCTTTGTCTGCCCTACTGCGAGTCCTAGTTGCTTCAGCGTAGGCATTCTTCCTTCTTTCAACATCTGCTGGATTATGGGGTTGAATTGTTTTGAAATTGAGTGGTGTGGCATTGTTTAATTCTCCATTTTCCCTTTTTAGAATATGTTCAATTCCGTCTTTGTAAGAGTAGGATTCCACCCTAACTCCCATCATTTTGTATAGCTGTTGTTCATAATACCACAGCGCAGCTTGTATTTCATGTGGGTGCAGCTTTTTATCCTCCCCCATGATTGATGCAAGTCTGTTTGATACAAGATCAACCGCAGCATTCATCAATTTTCGTTCATTATTACTCCTTGGAACATCCTGCATTTTGTCCTTTTTTCCAAATACACTACCAAAGATTCTGTTCCAAGTTCTGCTAAACCAAAGATCTTTGGTAACATGCCTAGAATCTCGCATTAGATTTAAATAAAAGGGTCCTCCTTTAGGACCAAATAAATATGCGCCCGGATGATTAGCTGTGGTTCCCTCCTCATCTTTGTAGGGAAGGTTTACATTATTTTTTAATCCTTTAAGTAATTCTGGTGATTGGTCTGACCCAAGGAACTGTTGGAACCTTTCTGGTGTGTTGTACGTGTCACCATTTAATATTTCTCGCATATGTGCGAGCATTTCCCTTGTCACAGATCTTGAGGTCCAAGATTTATATAAACGCTGACCATTAGCATCGTACAAAGGTATTTGTTGATTTTTCTTCGCAGCTAGGTCAAAGTCTTTAACACTTAATCTCTTTAAGTGCAAACTACCGTCCCTGTTTTTCATGTAACTATAAAAAACATTGGATGGTCCTTCATCCTCGTCATCCTCAGAATTTTCATCCGCACCGAGTTTTTGTGCTTGGGTTTTATATCTATCCCGAAGTTCCACAAGTTTATCCAGTTTTGCGTAAGAAGAGAGCTTATTCACGTTTAGAGTAAGTTTTCTTACACGTGTCCCATCCTCAGCAGTTTCAATAACTGTTTTTGGTGCAAATCCTTGTTGTTCTAACATGGAAAGCATCAATGATTGTTTTTCAGGGTCGGCAACATTTAATTGTTTATTGAAGAACTTTTCAAGTTTTGGTTTCCAAACAGCAGAGGTTCCAAAAGTTTTACTGGAAAATCTTCCACCCTCCTCCCCTTTAATACTCTGATCCGGTGGAACATGGTGAAACACCCGCATATGATCATTTTTTGCAGCAGCATCTTGTGCAGCGTACTTAAATATATCAAATGCTTTAACGGCATTCAGTTTTGGGTTGTTACCAAAGCTTGTGGGCGCAAGGAGCAGTTTAAACATAGCCATATTTGCTTTTTGCTGTCTTGCAATCTTTTCATCCTCGCTCCATTTCAAATCATGAAATCCTGTTGTAGGATCTGTAACAACATCCCCAAAAAAACCATGTTCTTTACCAGTAGCATCTTTAAATTTTAAATGCCTTGTGGCGTTGTGGTGGTTTGTCAGGTGAGCCAAACCAACTTCAAATTGCTTAAGATCTTGGTCGTACCATTCTGCACCACTGTGATCCCCATAAGTAAGCGCAGTAGTTAAATCATCACTTAGGCCATATCCACCCAGCGATATTAATAAACCTTCCCTTTCTGCCATTTCCTCATCATTCGCAGGTTCCTTGTTTTGCAGATGTTCAATAAAATTACGGATAGCTACTTGTTTATGTTTTTTGTCCAATTCAGGGTTACTTTTACCCATTCTACGGGTAAAGAAATTGATCATTTTGCCCAACTTGTGCAGTAGGACATCCCCAACATTTGATCTTTGTTTAGCTGCATCATCCCCGGAAGGATTAAAAAGATTATGGCTACTAATATTTTGCACAGAAAGTTTTAGTCTTGCTTCTCTTTCAAGTAATTCCTTGCGTTTGTCTGAGGGTAATTCATTGTCTTTTAGTGCTTCATGTACTTGAGATAACTCCCTGTGAATTTTTGATGTTTGGGCCAATTTTTCAATGTGATCGTTTACCACATTTTTGACATTATTTTCATTTGCAACTTTATTCGTAATTAAATATTTGTGATATCCAAGACTTTCAAGCCTTTGGTGCAGGTCATCTCTACCCTGAATTTTAAGTTTTTCAAAGGACGTTTGATCTTTTGGCTTGCTACTGGCTATTTGTTCTGCTGACCTTGTGGTGCTTGGTAAATTGTTTATATATTCAATAGATTTTTGCTGGGGGTTTTTATTAAATTCCCCTTGAACTGCTTGCACGTCCTGAATATTCGCCTTTTGTCGTGCGATAGGGGGCGCAGGTTGTGGTATATTAGAAGTATCAGTAGTATTATTTTTAGGTTTTAGTGGAGACTTTGCCATGAATTACCTCGATTTTGCACTCAGTCATCCTCGTAAGGGGGGGAAGACTTATTCACAATTTCTGCTGTCGTTGTTGAATGGAAATAATGACCTAAATAAGCGAACTGTCGTTGAATTCCCAAAGTCGGGCGTAGTTCTTAGCATTAGTGGATCTTTTCATCATAACATTGACGGGGAAAATCCCACTAGGTGGTATGATTTTGACATTGAATCCACTTATGAGGGTAAGGTTGTAGGGTCGTATTCTTATCGTTCAGAAGGTCATTTTTACGATAACTACTGTTTGAGATACTTTCTCCCCAGTAAAAAGTGTGTAAAGAAGGAATTTGCTATTTTTGCTGGTGAGTGGACAGATATGCTGCTTTTCATTGAAAAACGAGAAAAAGCCAGAATAAAAAAACTAATGGCTTTAAATGCTTCAACAAATCCCAAATGATCCATCCTTGCGCTTACCATACTTACCCGGCAGGTGCGTGTTAGTGCCAGATGGTACACTACCACTACCTGCTTCGTATTTTAAAGCTTCACCCCTTGCAGTTTTTGGTGGATCCCATTTTGGGCCTTGTGGTTGTTTATCACTCCTTTTGGAGTAATTACCACCAAATTTTCTTTCAAGTTCCGCATTATCTCTGCGCTTAGATTTCAGTGCATCACTACCACCTTTGATAGGTTTACCAGATATTTTGTACCCAATGGTGTGTTGTGTTTTAAAGTTATTTTCGGACATGTTTTGCACCTCCTATACTTGCATTAGCACCTCTAATAATTGTTCCGGGTCCTTGTGCTCCAGTTTTTAAATTGGTCTTTCCCGGAATAAGGGATGGTGCTGTTCCGATCCCAGCTACTACATTTTTTACATTCCCGCTAAGTGCACCCCTTCTTGCAGAGTTACTTGCAACGGCATTAGCTTTGGGAGAATTACCAAGGGTGTTTTTAGCTCGGTCGAGCATATTATTTACACCCTTCTGTTGATCTGGAGTACCTTGCCCCAACATAACTTCTTGTTCTGCGCTGTTTCTTAAAGTTCTTGCAGCATTTAATTTATTTGCAAAATTACCGCCCATGTTTTCCATGTGATACCCTTTTCAAAGAAGTGAAATGTGAATTGCAATTACGCAGTGGCGGGGGGCATTGAGCCCCCGCCCTGCGCCCCGTCTGGTGTAGGGGTACTTTGTGTAGTCGCTTCTGCACCTTGTTGTGCAGGCCCCGGTTGCCCTACTATTGGCACACCAGTCGGCTGACTCCCCATTAAAGACGGGTTAAGTGGCATATTCTGTGCAAGTATCGCATGACCGGGTTGTGGTCTTGATAAGCCTAGAACAGCCCTTAATTCATCCTCATCCAGTGTTCCACCCATCTGGTAGAACGCCTGTGCAGCTTGCAGTGTTTCCACTGCGTTTGGTTTGTCGATATCAAACACAAACTTGATTTGTGGTAAACCGGGGCAATTGTACTTTTGGAGCACCTTTACCAGATCATGTGTGATGGTTTCCTGCAAATTCATGGCATCATAGCGCACCATTCTTGAGTGCGTGTCTCCCATGATCGCAGCTTCACCCTCTGTCATTTCATTATTATCTGCACCCTGTATGTACCTGCGAATTTGCTGGTCAAAATACGCAGTAATAAGGTCATACAGAAGTTGCGCACCTGCTGGTGAGGGGTCTATGCGCTCGATACCCGGACCACCTGTTGTGTTGTCCCTGTACCTTGGGAAAAGAATGGTGTTGTTGCGCATTTGCTCTTCTGCGCACTGTTTTACTTCTGCAAGTGAGTTCGGGTTTCCAGCCTCAAAGTAGTACACCGTGAGTCCACCTGCACCAATACGCTCCAAGTAGTCCATCAGGAATGTCAGTACCTGACTGCGCAAATACCACAACCAGTAAATCTTGGAACGTATACCAACACCATGAATACCACCTGCAAGTTCACCCTCGTAGAAATCAGCATCCTCAGGTTCGTGCTTGTGGATAAGGATTTGCTCCCTCTCCTCTGGAGTAAAGAAGTGCGCCCTACCCCTGTCAGTAATTGCAAAGTCGCCCTGAAATGTTGCGTGCACAAGTATTCCAGCCTGCCCTGAGTAACGGAAAACCATCTTGTCCCCGTTTACAGGCTTGAAATCCTTCACAACCATGCGCTTTTTACCGTTTGCAAAATCCCAAGAGTAGTTCACCTGCACACCATATCGGCCATAGAAAACAGCCTCAAGCAGGTGCATCAACATCTGTTCGAATCTGGGAGTGCTCTTGAGTATGTCTGTGAGAAGTTTTGCTGCCTCAACCTGCGCAGTGTCTTCTGGATTTGCAGGTTCCAAGTGCCAAGGTAGTTGTGCAGTGGCCATCTGACGGGAGCGAATTGCTTCCATTACCACTGGGTCACGCCTTAGTGCAAGTGTGTTCTTTGCACTGTGTCGCAGTGCCTCATCAAAAGTGTACCTGTATGTGCGACTAGCCCAGTTCACAACCTGAGAGAAGGTCATGAAGTGTGGTAATGGCATTGCACCATCACCCGGAACACGTCCTTCTTTCTTCTGAGCATCAGGGAAATCGTACCCTGACTCTTGTGGAGTTTGTGCGAATGGATCTGGAATTATTGCATCGTTTGCCATGATGTGGACCCCGGCCTTTTAAGCCGGGGTCAATGTGGTTATAACCGTGCCATGTGGGAAATGGCAGAAGTGTCCCTACCTATAAGATACCTTTTGCATCTTTATTGTCAATTGAATTATACTTAAATACATTGCATAATTTTTCTGCATTTAATTTTTTGTAAAGTTATGCTGCTATGCTTGCCGATTACTTTTCTACTTGTAGAATGTGCTTACATGTAAGCAATTTACATGCTTTTTCCTTACAAGGAGTGCTGCAATGATCCCAACTTCAATGTTTGTGTTTAAGTTCTCAGTCCCGTCTCAAACATACCCCGGATCTTCCGTGCAATGTGAGCGCAAAGTGCGTGCCTGTGGTATTGATGATGCGAAACAGAAGTTTGAGCAAGAGTTTTTAGAGTGGGGCGAAGAAGTACCAAAAGATGCAGCATTGTACGAAATTTGGGGAATCCAGTAATGCGCCACGATGCAACCCTATTACAGGCCCTAGAACGCATTGAAATTGCGTTCAGGGCCTCTAAGCCACACATACTCATGCAGGATGCAATAGTGCTCTATAAGGCAATTAAGGAGGCTCAGAATGCGAGAACACAAAATGTACGAAACACTGATGTTCATTCAGGGTGAAGAGGCGCACGAATGGCTTGAATATCTCGATGCAATGGGTGCAGAGAGAACATTGCAACAACTCAGGCAGGAAGGGTATTGGGATATCCCAGAATACTCTTTTGATGAAGCACCATGGGGGGAGTGCGATAAATTGCACTTCGCAGGAGACTATGTCCTTAATTACAACACTGCGATTGGTTACATTGGTGTTGTGAGAGTGCGTAAAGTATTGGATAAGATTTATAAGAACCAATTGTGAAGAAAATATTCTAAAATTTTAGTCTGGTGTATTTTGTGGGACCCCCCCTCCGGGTCCCCCCCTTTTTGCACAAATTTTCCGATGTGCGATTTGCCGTACTCGTAAGTGCTTGCAGTGTAAGGACTTCCGAATAGTGCACATAGCAGGTAGCAAATATACACTGTGTGATGCCTGCGCAAAGCGTGTGCCAATAATAGTGGACAGTGCAGGGTGCAAATAGCCTGCTGCCTGCTAAGCTTGACAACACTGTGGTGCACGAATAGTGCACAACATTAGTAGGAATATAGCAGGTGGTGCGCAGGATGCGCACAGCATTATCCCTGCAATGCAGGTAGCTAAATCGGATATTTGTATCTTGTTATTAGTGCACTAATATGATAGATAGATCTTATTTTGCTACTTCTGCTTCCAAAGCATAATTAGCTATAAGTGCAGGTGCAATATCTTAAGTTATGTACTAGCCTGCTATATTGCTACTATTTAGATAGCTAAATCTTATTTAGCTACTCTGGTTGTATTATCACTCTTATAATGATAATCGTTGGTGCACTCTGTGCACCTGCATGTTATAACATCGGAGCAGGCTGAGCACAACAGCAGTATGTGCGATTGCCTGCGACATCCTTATCACCGCAGTGGTGCATATCATGCACTTCATGCAGGGGGCGCACTTGGTGCGCTACATCTTCTATTCATAGCAGGCTATGCGCACAGCGCATCACATTGCTCTAACTATTGCAGGCTATTGCACTTATGTGCAATCACATGCAGGCTTTTTGCAGGCAGGCTGGTGTCATCCACCAAATATCCCACGTGGAGTTGTTGCACCCATTGCGCCCAGTCCAAACATACCTCGGAATTGTGGAGTGCGCAGGGTGTAATCTGTTGGGGCAGGCTGTTTTACAGCAGGTGGTTTAATCCATGGTCCTGTGTGTTGCAGGCCAGCTAGTGTAACCAAGCACATACCCATTGCAACTGTTCTATCATCATGCAGGCCATTGGTGTGGTCGAACCTATATGTTGCACCACTACTCTTTATGATGAGTGCAGCCATTTCATCCACAAGTGTTTCTCGTTTCCTACCAACCTGCAATGGCGCAGGATCTGCATACCATGCAAGTCTTTTATTCACAAGCAGGCTGCGCAGCAGTTCAGCCATCTCATAATTGCTCTTTCCAGACCTGCCATCGAATCTTTCGACTCTTAAACGCCCCTCATATTTTTGCACAGTGGCTTCCATTTGCCACGGATCAATGATGATTCTTGGGTTGAAAAAGTTTGCTGCAACTCCCTCAATCCAACTATCAACACTTGCAATTGGCACTGGATTTCCCGGTGTTCCCTGAAGTATATCTAATCTGTCAAGCACATACACACCATCAGAATCCAAGTGCATCACACACATTGCTGTGCGGTCTCTTCTGGCCCCGTAGTCCACTGAAGCAACATATTCTGTGCCGTGCAGACCGACAGTGTTGTAAACCAAGTTTTTCTCAACTCCCAGTTGAGTACCAATTGCAATTTCTGATCTAGTTAAATACCCAGACTCTTCAGCAGGGTCAATCCACACATTATCAAGTACTCTTTTTGCAACACCTGCTGGTAGAAGTGCACGGTCTCTCTGTATTGCTTCTGCATCCATCCATGAATTAAGTTGTCCGGGTGCTTCAAACACAGTCCAAGTGGGATCCACCATTACCTGTTCGAGTATTTGGTGCTGCCAGCTACCAAGTGTACCTGCGTTTGTAATTACAACAAATACTGAGCCGGGTCGCTTCTGGCGACCCGACCAAAGAGTATCCCACAAGTCTCTTTTCTTCCAATGTGTAACCTCGTCACATACAACAAGATCACTGCGCAAACCGAATGATGTTGCACTATCCGCAGTAAGGATCTTAAGGATTCCGCCCGGACCTTTGATGCGCTTGGTTCCAAACGTAATACGTTTTGCAAGCCAAGGGTTTAAGCGTGCTTCTGCTGCCATGGATTCAGTAAGTAGTGCAGCTTGGTCAAAATCTGCTGCTGCTGCAACAATTTCAATAGGCTTACGGCTGAATGCAAGTACCCAGTTGCAAAGGCGTGCAAGTCCAGTTGTCTTGTCATGTCCACGTGGTAATGTTTCCCAAGTGTTACGTGGTCCCTTGTAATCTGGTCGCAGTCCGCACAATGCCTCAATAGGCTGCATCATGTAATCTGCACGTTTCCATTGCCAGTCACGTGCAACGTGTGCAAATCTTCTGGGCTCAGGGCGTGAATCAATAATTACACTGTCCAGATAACCCTTCACACTACGTGCGCTAGCAAGCTCTGCAATTGCATACGCCTGCTTAAGCTTGTTTTCCAGTTCTGTTCTTGTGTAACCTGCTGACATTGTATCACCTGCCTATTATGCTACATTGCAATAGGTTTCTATATTACCCCCTATTTAAGGAGTTGTGAAGTGTCAAATTCTGAGTATGGTGTTGAGAAGTTCTATTCCCTGCGTGCTACATTCAAAAAGGATGTGTACCAATCGCAGTGGCAAAAGGACATGCACAAGATGTTTGATTTTGGTAACCAGCTTACCAAGCATAGAAGGGATTTACTGCACTATCAGATACTAAGAGATGATGGTTCTGTGGTCTTTGATTCGCACCATTGCAATTAGTGCACTAAGTGCACTAACAGACGTTAAAAAAACAGGGGAACGCTTGGCGGCTTTTCCCCTGTTTTTTTACTTATGTATTTATTATACCTATGCACTCTTTTATGTGTCAAGATAAACTTCAAAAAAACTATGCATCATTTACCCACTGTGGATAGCGAGTACAACCACCACAGAAAGAGTATGCAACCTACCCACAGTCCTGCTGTGGCGTAGTTCCAAGCAGGATGATTTTGATAATAGTGCTCATTAATAATAACCTTTAACTTGCGCATGGTTTCTTTGTCAAATTCACTCATGGTGCACCTACCTTGGTAAAGCTATCCCACTCTTTAGTAGTCATCCACCTATACCCTTCTGGTAGGTTATCATCTTCATCAATCATGTCTAAATGAAATCCATCTTTACCAATCACCAGAAAGTTACCCCTAGAAAATAAGTGCTCGTAAACATACTCACCATGAAGCTTTCCAAGTATTCTAAACATGTTATTTACCCTTCTTAGAATTGGTGTAATTGTAGAATCTTTCCCTCATTTGCTGCCTTGTTAGCCTGTTACCGCTCTTATTGCAGAAGTGCATTAGATCACTTGGTCCGAACAATTCAGGATCCATTACTGCATACTCCACAGGAGCATATGGGTTGTCATTGCTGGCAAGTGCATTGGAGTAGTTGCTGCACAACAATTCCTGCAACTCAGGGGATATTTCCTTGTGCACCTTGTTGGGGGACTGGATCTCAGTCCCCCTCTTGATTAAACCTGCTTTCATCAGTGCATGTATGCTATCATTCATGATAATTCCCCCTATTTGCTTGTGATTGCTTTTGTTGCTTCCAATATGGCACTTAGACGGTTCAAGTGATTAACCTCTTCAATTTGCTCCATCTCCATTGCAAACTTAACCAGTGCAAAGTAGTGTTTGCTTGCATCTACCCTGCTCCTTTGACGGTCAATCTCAGTGCGCACATTAACCACACCAAAATCATCTGTTTGTGCCTCTTCCCAGATCTTCTTTGCACCAACACCGCAGGTTGGATAGTACTTGACCACACTGTGGAACATGGAAACCCACTTGTACTGTTTTGCTCCAAAATCGTATTCCTGCACACCTTTGCGAAACAGGACTATCTTCCTGTACCCTGATTCATAACTTGCAATCTTTACAGTTGTCTTCTTCTTCTTGAACATTGCAGCACTCCTGTTTGTTAGTAACCAGCAACCACCTTAGTTGCATGGTTGTATTCTATGTCTACTTGTATCATCGGCAAGCTTAGCAGCAATTCTTTAATTATTTTTTTTGCATGCACAAAAAGAAAAAGGCCCCTGACATTACTCAGGGGCCTTATGGTTCACTACTTTGCAGTGTTTTTATGTTTTCCCGTATCTCACGGAGGGTTTCACATTAAACACAGAAACACACCAATCATTACATTTAGTTATTCGCTACATGTGGAAAAATATTACAGAAAATCTTCCTGCAATTTAAAAATTTTGTATCCCCTGCAAAATGCACAGGGTTACCCTGAGGATCCCTGTCATACACTGGTAAATCCTCCACAACCAACCTTGGTTTCAGCATGTGCAGGATACTCTTACCAGTCAACACCCTGACATACTTACACTTCTCATAGTCATATGCCCTGTAAACCGTTCTAATTCGCTTTTTAGCGCAGTTTTCCCCCTCGGTAGGCCTTTCCCTCAACAGTACATCAGTAATGCGTATTAAGGGCATTCTAGGCCCTAATTTGGCACGGTACACAAAACCCTTCATAATCTTGTCTGACATCATGTTAAAACTCCCTTTTATATTTAAATTCCAGTGCAATGTCATGTATTTTAGATACGTCTGGGGAGTACTTGGTACTAAGGCCGGATTCCCAAGAATTGCGACCCGTGCACCCTGCACAGATAAGAACGCAGCATACTAGGATCTTTTTCATGTTTGCACCTTTTGTGTAATTGTATTATCGGCATACAATGGTGCAATGTTTAATAAAATAAAAACCCGGCGTTAGGCCGGGTTTTAAACGAACTACTAATCTTTTTTAAATTAGTAGTTAGTACTCATAGTTACCCAGTAGCTCGTGCAGGATTGCAACCTGAGGTGGTGACAGATCTATGCTTTGCTCTAAAGAATCGTTCTTTTCAATCTTGATGTTAGCACCAGACTCACTGAAGGTAACGTGCACAATGTGCTCCGCATCTCCCCAGAAGTGCTTCACAGCGCAGTGTAATAGGTTACCGGGCATAGTCTTCATGGTTGCTCCTCTCTGTTAGGGTTAGTGTATGTCTGTACAGTATCATTTGTGCCATCATCAGACAAGGTTAGCTGTGAACTGTTTTCAGAATTTTCCAAAACAATTTCATTTGGAATTGTGATTCCCCACATAGTAGCTTGGTGCACAAGTTCAGCATCCGTCATGGTGGTGTATGTGATGCTGGTTTCAGACTTCTTGGGAGCCTCCAAACCAAGTATTTTCACCTGCCTGTCCATGATGCTGAGTACGTCTTGCAAAGACTCCCTGTCACCACCAACAGCCTGTTGATAGTACGCCTTCAACAACTCATCATAGCGTGCAAGAGTAAGCGAAAGTGCCTTCTCTGCAACTTGGGAACCCTCTTTCACAATGTGCTTAAATTCACGTTCTACATAAGAGTATGCTGCCTGCCTTGTAACTCCCATTACACGGCCTATCTCAGCATAAGTTAATCCCTGCTTTCGCAGTTGGATTGCTTGTAACCTACGTTCCTTTTTGAGTATCTTGTGCTGGCTCATTCTGTTCTTCTTTCCGGGATTGTTGTCCCCAGTAAAATCTGTGCTCATGATCATCTCCTAAAGTACTGGGTAGTTTTCCTTCTTGCACCTTTTCCAATGTCCACATGATTGCAAGTATGTTCCAACATGCAGCAGCAAGGTGGTCCTCAGTGTCGTTGTGCTGGATCCACTTAGACAAGTGCCTCACTGCACTGTCAAAGTATCTGGAAACAGGTTGTCCCTTTTCCCAGTTTTTATCACCATATTTATGCGCACCATTTTCTGTATGCTTCGCAATTCTTTCAATAGCGCACCATGGTAACAAGTCGTACCTCCCCTTCCCTTCCCTAGTGTCCCTTCTGGAACCAGTGGAAAACTCTTCCCTCTTACCACTGTCAGGAAGTTCAAATATGGAATGAGTTATTTGCATCACGGTTTCCCCCAGTAATCACACACAGCAGCTTCAACCTCACTCTGCACGTACCCCATAAGAACACCATCCATGGATTCTTTCATCATCCGCACCACAGTATCCTTGTGTGCTTCTGGATTGTCATCAGGAACCTCAACAACCAACTCATCGTGTACGAATGCAACAACAGGATAAATTTGGGACACGTTGTAAAGCGATAACTTTGCGCCGTCCGCAGCTAATCCTTGAAACTGCGTGTTGCACGATTCTGTGTACTCGGCACAGCCACGCACTCTGCCTGTCAGTGTTATCACAGTGGTTCCGAACAACCTTCTTCGCAGTGTGTCGCTACCCTTCCTGCTTCTGATTGCAAGTTCTGTGGTTGGGTCGTTGTTTAATTTCTCAAGACATTCCCACACCATGCGCCTGAACGCACTGTTGTAAGGTTGTCCATCCCTTGTACGATTTTTACCGGACACAATGTCCACCACAGGTTGGAATGTAAAAAGGCCCTTGTCTTTCAATCCAAAACAATCGCATATTTCCTGCACGTTAATGTTCAGATTTGTACTAAGGTTACCCAGAGCACTGCTGGAAAGATATTCACTAAGTTCAGGGTAGATCTCACTAACCAGCATGTTGCGCCATAGCTTACTTTCAGTAAGACTCATTTGCGCACCGTAGGTTGCCTCCGCATATTCCTTCAAAGATTTTGCACCAAGTCCCCCCGGCACACCGAAGTTTACAGCTTTCGCACAGAACCTGTAATGCTTGAACTTTTCAGGATCCTTGCCTTTCATTGCAAGGAAGTCTTTGTACTGCATTTTCAACAACATCGCAGCAGTGAAACTGTGTGGGTCAATACCCTCTTGGAAAGCTTCTGCAAGTCTTGAGTACCCAAACTTACTCATGCATATTGCAGCAAGACACCTGAGCTCTACTGCGTTGTAATCTGCGACAACAAATTTGCAATTCTCATGTGGCACAAACAACTTCCTGAACCATGCGTGCTTTGGCATTTGTTGCAGGTTAGGCTTGCTGCAAGAAGTGCGACCCGTGCGAACCAAAGGTTGATAGTGAGGGTTCACGCTGCCACTTTTTATCTGATCCACAAATTGCAATAGCTTTGCTTTTGTTTGCATGTCCAACCAGTTCTGGATGAACTCATGCTTGTGTTGGGACCAATACTCACCACTGATGGTGATTTCATTACTCTTCTCTGTCGATGGAACCTTTTTGATCTTTAGTGTCTCTGCAATTTCGTGCAGGTATATCCTCAGTGCCTTGTTGTCTAGGCTTGGAACACCTGTTACAGGATTTACAATGAGTTGCCCCAGTCTCTTTTTTACACTGTCCCTCTTGAACAACGATGGGTACTTTTCCAGAAGCCATTGCACCTTGTCCTGTATTTGCAGCTTGATCTCCATTGCAACATCCTGTTGTGCCTTGGAGTCAACCTTAATTCCCACCCTCGTGCAGTCAGTGAGGGCGATGGATCCCTTTAATTGTGTGTGGTGCGTGAGAGGTCCGTGCTGAGACTGCAAGCATTGAAACTTGTTTGCAATGTTCACTGCAACAGGGTGCAACTCGTTGAATAACTCTCGTGCAACCTTCGCATCAAGGAGCGCATATTCAAGCATCCTGTCAGGCACAAGTTCTAAAGCCTTCTTGTGAAACTGCGCCCACTCAGTCTGTGCACTTTTATCAAGTGGTTTATTTAGAAAGTACTCAGACAGGTCCGCTAGGGACCTAGTCCTGAGCGGACCGTCCTCCTCACCATTTGCAAGACGCACAAGGAAGTCTAATATCATGGTGTCCCACGCACGCCCCTCATCAACCATTCTTTTCCACGTGGCGCAGTCTTCCATGTATTCCAGTGCGTTGTACACGACATGAAAATCAAAAGCAAAGTTGTGAGCAACTATCGGGCAACCACTGTTGTATATCTCGTACACCCACTCTGATATTCTTTCAGGTGGAACTATAAAAGATTGTGATTCTGTGGCACATGTTAAAACAATCAGTTCTGGAATTTTACCGGGCTCGATCAGTGTGGTTTCAGTGTCAAACGCAATTGCACCATCACACACTATCGGCTGGCCCCTCCAGAGAGTCTTCTGCAATAGTGTTGACATCCTGTATCCCCTCTAACGCAAGCTTTTCACAAATACACTTCCACAACCACCATGGTAAAATTGTTAGTGGTTCATCCTTGTCACGTTGCACATGCAGGATGTCATTAGTACCCAACCACTTGTACAACTGCTGGAATCCACTCGCACGTGCTTTCATTTCGCAGGTAAATTCGTGTGGCCCAACGTAGCACTTGATATCACCCCTGTAACCCTCCACAGCACCACTCAGTGGAACACGGTGCGCAAAAACACCGGGTATGTCCATATACCTGCGCACCATTTCCCTTTCCCTGCGTGCACCTTTGTCACGGGATTTTTTTCCACTCATTTTAAACTCCCATCTTTGATGGTATGTGACTCCTGCAGCAACGTATTAGCTTTGTGCAGGAGTGCTTCTGTGCGCTCTGCGATATAGGTAGCCCTAGGGGTTTTCCGCTCGTAGAGTAAAAGATACTCCTGTAAACATTCCATAGAATCCTTCAAACAGGATTTCATACCGTTGTAACTCTCCACGGGAACCACACACACATTTTTGCTACCCACAGCATCCCCCAATTGCACTGAGTGCACCTTTATCCCTGCTCTTCTTCCCTGCCATCTCCAACCTCCAAAATATTTGGACAGTGCTCAGCTAATTCGAGAACATTGGTATCCCATGGGTAATGTCGCAGCAATGTCTTAGCTTTATTCCTGATGTGCTTTGGAGCACCTTTGTACGCACCATTGGAAAGATTTACAAGAAACTCCCTCGTGCTCACTAAGGCATGTGCTCGTTGTGCAGGTGTTGTCACTTCTCAGACCTACCCTTCCACGTCAACTTGGTATCCTGCCAAGAAGTACCACACTCAGTGAATCCAAAGGCCCAAGATGGTTGCTTAGGTGCAAGATTGTTCTTAACCTGCCCTAATACACGATCATCACTGTCGTCATCTTGAATCATGTACAAACACACTCTGGATGCAGCAACGATTGCAATGGATCCAGAACCCCTGTACATCTGTGATACACCAACAGACTGCTTGGTGAGGTGACGTATCATCAGGACACACGCTCCGGTGCGCTCTGCCATTTTGCTCAGTGGGCTCAACACTTGGCGTATGTTTTGGTCCTTGTACGAATCCACATCATCCCCAAGGAATGCAAGTAGTGGATCCATCACCACCAGTACTATTCCGAGTGATTCAATGATTTGCTCAAGCTCACCAATCTTTTGAGGAAAAGTTGGGTGCACTTCCCAGAAGTACACTTTGGATAAATCCGCACCTGCTGCACGCATCCTTGGTACAGTAATTCTTCCCGGATCGTCTTCTGCGCTTAGAAACAAAACACTACCACAAGTTGGTTTTGTGGAGGTTCCCGGAAATGGTGTGCAAGTGGTTATGCGCATGGCTATGTCAGCGCACAGTGTGCTCTTGCCCAGACTTGGATCACCCTCAAGTACAACAAGCATTCCCTTGGGTAACCAACCGTGCCACACCCACTCTACAGGTAAGGTCTTGTAATCTGATGCAGGTCTTACGCCCTTAATTGCAGTATCGGAAGGAATCTTTTCTATTGTGGTTATTTCACATCCTGCAAGAAGAGCATCGTCTATTCCCTTGTATTCGGGATTCCAGACCTCTATTAGGGTCTGGAACCCCTCATTCTTCAGTGCATAGTAGAAGTCAGTTAGTGCTGCCTTCACGTTTGCATTACTCTGCCAGTCAGAGTCAAATGCAATTCGCACTGATTGTGCACCGAGGTTGCGGAGAACTGGGAGTGCTGTTGACCAGTTGTTTACTCCAGCAACCCCGATAGTCAGGGTTGTATCATCCACACAGCAGGCAATTTCACATTTTAGCACACCCTCTGTAACTCGCACAGATGTGCGAGTATTTCTTTCAAGTGCCTGCCATGGCACATGTGCGAAACTCTTCGCAGAGGTGTCTCCAGTAAACCAAATGTACTTTGGTGTACTGTTTGTCAAAATCTGGAAACCGCACACTTCCTGCTTTTCATTCATCACAGGAAGAAGTATTCCAGACTGTGCCTTTATGCGTGCACCATTTGGTGTACTGCAAAATCCCGGCACACTGTATAAATCATCACCAAACTCCTCGAACAACTGAATAACACTGCGCCTTGTAACGGAATCAGCTAATGAACGGAACCCACCCAAACAAATCCATTCATCAACTAATCCCCTTGATGCAAGCAAGTCTTTATCACAAGGCGACAGTTGTGCGCATTGAATAAACCTCTTAAAAACCATGTTCCACAGTGAATAGTCATCCTGTGGGAACAAATCTTTCCACTCAAGCTCCAGAGCATGCAGGATATCCAACTGCTTACAACCTGCATGGCACTTCAGTACTATCGCACCATCTTTCTGCCTTATCGTCAGAGATGGTGAACTATCCTCATGTGCAGGACAGCACGCCTTCCACTCAGTACCACTACGGCTTACCTTTTCCAATTTTCCCAGCACTAAATCCATCGCAGTGCTTTTCGTTCCACTCTGTTTGCTGCTTAAAAACATCTTCTAACTCTCCTACATCCAACTGGTAACCACTCAAACGGTTGCACTCCCGGCTGTGGTGTATAGCAAGTTTCCTCAAATTCTCTGCCAATTCAGCTATGGCTAGGTAATACGCACATCCATTCACAAAAAACGGTTTTCCGCTGTCTTTGCTGGAATACTCCTGCACCAGTTCCTTATACACATGAATGCAACTACTTTGCATCTTGTGCAGCTTTTCAGCCCATCCGAGAACTACGATGCCAAAAGCATTCAGAGTATCTTTGTCTTCTTTGGTTTTTAAATACATTGTGTTTGTGAGTGGGGGCGCAGGGGATACGCCCCCATTCACTACCTCCGTGTTAGAATGGTGTACGCTCTCTCCTTGGCGCATTTTGGAATGTCTTTACAACCTTCTTGGTTTTAACTGGTGGTGGCGCAGGAATTTCCTCATCCTCAGAAACAACCACCGCATCATCATGCTCAACCTGCTCTTCTTCCTCTGGTGCATCTTCTTCCTCCTGAAGTAGTTTTTCCTGCTCTCGTTTAAACAACTTTTCAAACCTTGAAAGAGTTGCATTTCCCATTTTTGCACTTGGTTTTTGTGCTGGATAAAGTCCAATTCTCTCCCGCACAATTCCCTTGTGATCATCTGCATGTTTGATGCTAACCTTCACTGGTGTACCAATCATTCCACTTTCCTCCTCATGCTCAAGAGCAAGACCAGAAAGTTGGGTGCTGTGGTATCCCAACTCCCTGATCGACTTCACCGTGTATGGTAGTGCACGTTCAGTCAACCATAGAAGAACCCTGCGCTCTACCTCCACACCGTGCGCATTGATAAGGACATCAAACACCACACATGGCGTTTTCTTATCCCCAATCTCAGTGAGATCATGGCCCACAATTTTTCCGTTGTAATTTCCCACAGCAATCAAATCAGACATTGTTACTCTCCTTTAGATGAATTGACAAATTGGATTGCACGCTTGAATTCCGGTTCTGTAATACTTTCAATGCTTTGGATTCCGAGGTTTTTGCAGAGCTTTGGAACTGCAATACCTCGCTCTGCACACATTGAAAGAAGTTTGTACCTATCCTCAACACTGACCTCAGAGGATGGAACAAAAGTTTTCTCCTCTCTCTCATCATCGAACACGTCTTCATCACTCACAGCACCTCCAAGTTCCTCAGATGTGTACAGAGGAAATACTGAAACATCAGGACAAAATGCACGCCCACCAGCAGTAATGCAGCGTGCAAACAACATCGACTTTGGATATTTGACCCAGTTATCTTTTGAGGTAAGTCCGGCTTTACGTGCATCCTCAATGGTGTAAGTCCACGTACCGCACTCCTCACCATCCTCAAAAAACATCAATGTGCATTCCTTCTCACTGAGCACTTTTGGCCTGTAGTTGTAACGTGGCCTAGACTTTTTAATCATGGATGCAACAAGGTTAGCTGAGAAGGTTGGAGTACCCTGCACAATTTGAATATTCTTCAAGCTTGCAGCAGCACCAAGGCCAACTTCCCGGCCTATCATGATGCGGACAACCGCACTAGCTGCATCCCTTACATCCTTGTAAAGTCCACTCTTCACAGCATTGTTCGCAAATCTTTCAACTTCAGAAATGCTGTTTAAAGCAATATCATTCTTTAGGACCAATGCATTAGACATTATTCTTCTCCTTCGTATTTTGGTATTCCGCCGGGCGCAAGATATTCAAGCGAACTATAATGCACAAAAACTACTTGCTGTCTTCCACTGCAAGGTTCACCCTGACCTTGGAAAGATGTGTTAATAGGATTGTCGAGTTTTACTAGGTAACCACTAGCAAGAGAGTCACCATGGTAGTAGCACACAAGACCTGAGCACACCTTGCCGTGCACCACTTCTGCGGGGTTGTTTTCAAACAACCCCCAGACGTGAACATCGCAGTAGAGTGGTAAAAAGTCTTGGATACCCACCACATTTGTTTCGCCAGCTTGAACTGGTGCATCATCCAGTGCCACATCAATTGACTCTTGCATCTTCGCACTCCTCTAAAATCTTCTTGTTTGTCAGAACACTTGTTTCAAATTCCCACCTGTCGTAATCTTCGTATCCACCACAATCGCACTGTTCTTGCTCGTCCATTACTCCACCTCACTTTCTGGGTAGAGTTCAATTCCTTGGCGCACAAGTTCTTCGCTTAACGCCTGATCCTGCATTTCGCAGGAGTAAATAGTTTCATGTTCCCAATTCTCACCCCACGTTGGTGTGTAGATGGTGTACACGTTCCCTGTGATGGATGAGTGCAATGCTGCATCAACCCCATCGGCTTCGAGCAAGAAGATTCGCACCCTGTCTGGTCGCATCGAGCACATGGTTGCTTTAATAGATTCTCGTTGGTTGGAAACGATGCAGTTGAGACATTCAAGGAATCTGTACCACTGGTCGTTTGCCAAACTTGGGCGCAGGTTGCGCAATGCGTGAACAATCCGATCTGCAACAAAATAGCGAACATTCTTATTAACCACCTTTTCACAAACAGCACTCATAGCAGCACTCCTAAACTTTGTTCTACAGCCATCACTGCGATGGTTGTATGATCAATCTACAAACATATTCGGCAGACGCAATATAAAAAACCTTGTAATTTTTTCAAAATGTCGCAAAACCCTTGCAGACATAGTGTTTTTCTGCTAAAAATTTTTTCTGAGAGTGCTGCTAACATGTGTAAAGGAGTGCAAGTAGATGTCGCCTAAAAACCCACCAGAAAAAAGTGGCGAAGATGAAACAACCACTGTTCGTGTACGGCGTAAAACGCTGCATTTAATGCAGATAATTGCAGCTTGGAAGAACCTTACCCTGACGGATTATTTAGATCACCTGATGCGAGAACAGGGTACAAAAGACCTAGATTCCATGAAAAAGAACATTCACACCCTGTAGGAAAGTGCAAATAAAAACCCCGGCCCTAAAAAGCCGGGGTTTTTTTACGTCTGTGTGAGTAACTTCTTAGAGTAAGTTAAAAAAGAATATATTCTTTTTTAACTTACTCTAAGAAGTACTAAGTGTACTTAGTGCAATATAGAGTAATATAGAGTAATATATAAAAGCAAATATCGTGCCAATTTGTACAGTGACGTACAGTAAATGTACAGTAAACCACCTCAAACAAGCAAAAATGCACTTCCAAACAAAATGTTTAAAGAAGTGCATAAGTTCAATAACAGCAAGCTTTTACGGCCCGTGAATATATGCGCCCGGTAAGATTCGAACCTACGACCCTCGGTTTAGGAACCAGAGAACTCGATACGCTGAAACCCTTTGTAAATAAGCATATTCCGCACATACCGGAAGGGGTGGGAGACCAAAAAGGAGACCAAGAATTTCTGAACTCAAAGCTCTTGGAGCTTAACTTTGCCTGGCCAAGCCTTCCAACAGCAATCAAGATGCTTATAGTTTCTATTTTCCTGAAAAGCCGGGAGGGTAGTCCTTGCCAAGGCTAGGCTGATTGAGGTTTGTCGGTATTGCGACAAGCCTTTTCTAGGAGGGGACCTTCCTGGTAAAGCATGGATACCTTTGGCGCTTAGTTCAATTCCTAAATCCGCCCATTGATAATTCAGGTAACTTAATTCCCTACCAACCCGCGTCATAATCTGCTGGCCAAGCCATATGGTTTAGCTGCCTTCAACCATGGGCATGCATGGTGGCAGGAGGATCTTATGAACGCAGTTTTAACTTCTAGGCCTATCAAGCAGGAAAACCCACTAACCGTCCAGGACAAGTTTCAAAGCACCCGTAAAGAGCTTTCCAATTCGCTTATTGAACGCCAGGAGGAAATCGATCTTGCATTGACGTGTCTTCTGGCCAGCGAGCACCTGCTTCTGGTAGGGCCTCCGGGTACGGGTAAGTCTTTGCTAGTTGATAGTCTCATGCAATGGATGCATGGGAGCAAATTCGTATATCTGTTAAACCGCTTTACGATGCCAGAAGAGCTTTTAGGCATGTACAGCCTTTCGGAGCTGAAGTCTGATCGGTTTGTACGGATAACCCAAGGCAAACTTCCCGAGGCGCAGTTTTGCTTCTTGGACGAGATATTTCGGGGTTCACCTGCGATTTTGAATATTCTTTTGAAGATTCTCAACGAAAGAACATTTGATAAAGGCGATGGTATTCAACGCAGAGTTCCCTTGGAACTCTGCGTGGCAGCGGCCAATGACTACCCTCAAGGGGATGAGGCTAAAAGCTTGGGTGCGCTCTTGGACCGCTTTCTGGTACGTAAAACCGTTCAACCGATTAAAACGAAGAATGGCAGGCAAAAGCTTCTTTGGGCTAACAGCCTGGCGGAGCTGTCCACTTCTCTGGCTAAGCCTGAACTTGAGGCAGCCAGGCTGGATGCCCAAGGGCTGGATTGGTCCAAGGAAGCAATGGATGCCCTGGAGAACATTCTTCAAGACCTAGCCAGGGAGGGCGTGGTTATTGGGGATCGCAGGCAGGCAAAGTCAGTGGTTTTGGTAAGGGCTTATGCCTGGCTTCAGGGCGCAAGCGAGGTACTTCCAGAGCATTTGGAAGTCCTGCAGCATGTGCTTTGGACAGAACCCACTAAAGAGCCTGCCAAGGTAAAGAGTGCCATTCTCAAGCATGCCTCACCCACGGGCATGAAGGTAACGGGGTTGCTTTCCGAGGCACAGGAAGTGCTGGAAGGCTGTAATCCTGCCGACCTGGCTCAGGCAGCGACCACAGCCGCCAAGCTGACTGAGGTTCAGAAGAAGCTTTCTAGCTTGAAGAAGTCTGAACGGGTCAGAGAGGCTCTAGACTTCGTCAAGAACCAGATTCAGCAGCTTCGCCTCAAAAGTTTGGATTCCATCTAATTGTACTTACCCATTTCTTAAGGCCGCAGGGGTTACCTGCGGCCTTTTTCATTTCCAAGGAGGATTTTATGACTGAGGAACGATTGCAGACCTTGCTGGTATCTCCTGAGATACCAGCAGTTTTACAAAAAGAGCCCATTCAACAGCCAACTGAACTCAAGCTCGACCTTTGGGACCTTCGGCAGGGCGAGACCTTACTCAGCGAAAGCCCAAAGCTACAGCAGATGGCGTTGAGTAAAGAAGAAGTGTCTGATCTTCATGGAATGGCGTTCCTGCCAGAGTTGCAGTTCCATGAAACACCCACAGATCCTTTAAGGCATGGCTTTATGAAGCAGATGCTTCAAAACCTTGATTTTCAAGGCCTTAAGCAGGGTACAGCCCTAAACGTTGTCGCTTCTCAAATAGCAACCCTGGCTTTTTGCGAGGCATTCCAAGCACTGAAGGGAAAAGTGGAGACGTCTCCAATCAAGTTACCAGAATCCAAAACTAAGGATATCGAATGTATGATCAGTGTTGCTAGGGCTGCTGAAAAGGCAGAATTGGAAATTAATGACTTTAACCAGGCATGCGATGCTTATGGTTTAGGCTCTGGAAAACCCGGAAGATCGCTGGATTCGAAGGAACTTGCCAATCTTTTTAGGTGTTTTCAGGCCAATGCTGTCATTAGGCAGATTGCCAGGCTGGCAGGCTGCTATAAGCAGGTGGCCCAGGGTTGTCAC